ATGAAAACCCCTGAAGAGTACTACACCCTTGCCCGCTCCATGTTTTTACAGGCGCATCCTGATTTCCAGGCCGGGCTGGATAAAATCAGCGAACAGGATGCACAAGCGCTGGGTATGACGCAGGAAAAATTGAAAGAGATTCAGGCCGATCGTATCTATGCCGCTTTTCTTCGTGCCAAAAAACAGGATGCGATGCTGTTTTCAATTCAGCTGGCCGAACCAGATAAAGCCGTTGCGGCCAAGGCGATAGAAAAATACCTGCGTACCCACGCTGAAGCGCTGGGCATGACCTGGGAAGAATTCTGCATAAAGAATGAACTATAAGCATTCAGCCAGTTATAAAAACAGGACTGCCAGAAACATGCATCGCATATACTCCTCCGACCAGGGGGTTTTGTACAATTATAGTTGTACAAGTTAGAGGTTATTGTATAAGTTTAACAGGCGAGTAACATCGCTGATTACCCTTGTAACGAATCGTGCTGTTGCACGGCCTTTGGAAGTGTTACTGGATTTCCACTTCCAGAGGTTCTTTTTTTTGCCCTCCCTCCCCCCAATGCAACATTTATAAACATCTGACTCTGCAAGCTTTCCAAATCATGGTCTACGATTAATAGTGTCTCGTATTGAGGACTCAACACACCTAAGGAGAAGCTATGTTTGAACAGGCAAAAGACAAAGTTGATGAAGCAATTGGTGCCGGTCAGGAGCAGTTTGGTAAAGCAGCAGGCTCTTCTGAACATGAATTAAAAGGCAAAGTACGCCAGAAGCTGGCACGTGGTAGTTATGCGGTGGATGACTTTGTTGATACTGTTAAACAACAAACCAAAAGTTCTCCACTGGCTTCACTGGCGGTAGCAGCGGGTATTGGTTTTGTACTTGCTAAAGTGATTGGCCGTAAATAAGCCGATATTGAGCCCGCCGTCGCGGGCTCAATTGCACTGGCTTACTCAGTTACCGTTGATTGTTCATCAACATAGCGCGTTACCGCCAGCAGACGATTAACGTGGATCAGCAACAGATCAACATCGGTCTGTAAAAACTCAACGGAAGTTCCTGCCGCAGTCATAATTGCATTCTGGATGTTCTCGGAGATATTGTTTGAACCCTCCTTTCCTGCAGTCAGCAACAGCGCGGCAATCAGCAGTGACTGTGCCTCAACCTGAGCCGCCAGCTCTTTGGCATCAACGTCCATCTTAGCCATTTTCATTAAAATATCGATGACCAGTTGCTTCATTATTGTTCCTCTGTGTATTCCTGTCATGAAACTATCACCAGACGGATCATCTGGTAAACAACCCGGCTGAAAATATCAGTCAGCGCTCATCGCTTTCACACGCGAGTAGCCGTAGCTAAAAGTCTGGTCGCCCGGACAAACCAGCACCAGCACATCACCCGATTGCGCTTCGCTCAGCATTTCATCCAGTTCAGTATCAAACTCTTTGCTCAGATTTGGCAGTGCCATCAACATATCGCCCGGATAATCTTCGTTATCATCCACCGGCATATCTTCAATGCGTGAACCTTTTACTACGTAAATCAGCAGTTGCTTATCATCATGCAGCACTTCTGCTTTTAAGTGTTTACCCGTGGGGTGCTTTGCCATACCTACTCCTGCAAAAATGGTTGACTGCTGGCTACGACACAGCGTCTGATAACCCTGGTAAATTACCACCACTGCCGGGGCTTCGAAAAGCCAGCCAGCGCGATAACCGGTAATAATCCACAAAATCGGCTAACAAATCGTCATTCAGCCTGCGACAACCATTGATACTGTATTATTATCCAGTATTATTAGCGAAGCACATTACAATGACAAGGTTTCTCACAGAGAGGTTGACAGCAATGTTCGTCGAGTTGATTTACGATAAGCGCAATGTGGCAGGGCTGAACAATGCCAATGAAATGATTCATGAGGAACTGGAAAAACGCATCCATCGCGCCTTCCCTCATGCACTGGTTAAAGTTAAACCGATGCAGCGTAACGCCATCGAAACCGACGCCAGTAAAAGTGATAAAGCGATTATGGCGCGAATTATTGAAGAGATGTTTGAAGAGGCCGATATGTGGCTGGTGGCAGATTTTTAAATTTTAAGCAGACATATTGATCTTTAACCCTATTATCGCCTGCCGATTAAACAGACAATATAAGGCGGGCTATTGAAAATAATAGAGCGTAAACTGAGCTACCGGTCACAATGAGATCAACAAAATGATGAATCTCGACAGCTTACGCTTTTTTCGTAACCGCACGAAACAAATAACATGCCCATCATGTTCAAATAGCAGCAAACAGCAATCATCCAAAATCGCTAAAAACCAGACGCTGATTTGCGCACACTGCGGCCACTATTTCACTTTAACGCAGCGCGATAAAGAAAAAATATCCTGACTGCGCCGATAAATAACGGCTTAATTCTTTCTCTGATAATTATTTCCAGAACGCTTAATCGTATTTCACTTGCCGTTTAGCAGATACAAAAAAACCCGCACAAGGCGGGTTTTCTTTTACAGGCTCTTAACTGCTCCGGTCGCTGCCATCATCGCTGTCGTAAGAGGCCTGCGGCGTCATCACTTAGCGTGCGATAACGTTGGTCGCTGAAGGACCTTTAGCGCCGTTCTCAACAGAGAACTCTACGCTCTGACCTTCGTCGAGGGTCTTGAAGCTATCGCCCTGGATTGCAGAGAAGTGTACGAATACATCTTTGCTGCCATCGGTAGGAGAAATAAAGCCAAAACCTTTCTCAGCGTTAAACCATTTTACTAAACCAGTCATTTTGTTAGACATAATACTTTCCTCTGAATTTCATAAGCCTGTTTTAATCAGGCGGACAGGATTGCTTTGCAGATAATACTTATGAGCAAGGTAATAAGAAGAATCAGGGAAAGAGATATCTGAGATAACGCTCGAACTGAGAACTGCTTTAATAAAATCGCTTGGCATAAATAGGTCTGTATCACAAACCGATGCGCTATTTACACATGTAACGATTTTTTTAGCAAGCATTATCATCGTTTTATTTTGTCAGCGTAATGTAAATGCGACGGCTTAATTTCATTTGCTGCAAAAAAAAGACCCGCATAAGCGGGTCCGTTGTAGCAAGTGTCAATCTGTCAGGCTTCGTTATCGATGCGATTGGCTTCAATCTCTAAATCCTGAACGGTTTTTTCCAGTGCTTCAAGCACCGCACCCTGTTTAGTCAGCAGGTCATTGATCGCTTCAGCGAACTCTTTGTTCTGATACTCACCTGCGTCAAACGCCAGCCAGTGTGTTGACAAGGTTTCCGTATTGGTCTGCGCATAGTGACGCATCTCTTTCAGCTGTGAAGTCACATCACGTAAATGATCGGTCGGCGTTTTCAGAGTTTCATTATCACTCATGCTGGTTCCCTTTCTGGTTAATTAGCGTAAGAAAATCAAACTACACAGATAAATGTAGTAGCAAATCACCGTTTCGCCTTAGGAATAATCGGAAGATGTTCAGCAGCATGTTTTTCAGGCACAAAAAAAGCTGCCAGCTAAGCTGGCAGCTCTCAGATATTCCTTGGCCTTTCTCCGGCGCTTATCTCCGGCACTCGCGTTATCGCGGCGTTAGCTCTGTCAAAGGTCAGATACTATTATGCATAACTATTTTTAAACAAACATTACACAGCGCACAGTTTTAGCAGTAATCAGAATGGCTTTAAACCTGCATATTCATCATGCAGCATTCCAAAAAAAAGAATGAGTTAGATATAGCTAAGAGCGAGTAAACGCAGAGCCTTGCCGCAAGTTGATGTGATCAGCTAGTCTAGTTCACGTAACCTTGCGGCAATTTTTTGCCCCATACATGCCCCATGATCAGATAATCGGCCTTTCCGGTTCGTGAATCTTCAGAATCTCCGCTGTCACAACGCCTACCACTTCCAGTTCTTCCAGCACAGAACCTTCGAACGCTTCCCCCTCAGGCGTTATCAGACTCCTTCCCATTGTCTTTCCGACCCCACACTCTCCCATCAGCTCGTAATAAATCATGCTGCCGCTTTTGGGTGGCACGCTGCGGTCAATGACAAGTAGCCGATCCCCGATATCACAAATCATCGTCGATGCCGGGTTCGCAACAACGAAGTCGTCAATCGTCAGGCGCTTCTCAATGTAATCGTTAGCCGGTGATGGAAATCCCATAGTTACCTCACGTTCGGGTTAAACAGCATGAATGTCCTGTCATCACCTTCCTGGGTGGATATGTCCCTGAACTGGTCGACGTGATGCTCTATCCAGCGGTTAGCCTCCGCGAGCGTCCAGTGCCAGTTGACCTTTGCCAACTCTGTCGTGAAGTCTCTGGTTGTAACCGTTCGCCCGGTGCGCGGGTTGATTTTGACGGCTGAGCGGAAAGCCGCGTCGATTTCGTATCGTCTTGCCATGAATGATTAGCTCGATAATTACTGTATGTGCATACAGTATTATTGATCGGGAGGATTGATCAAGTGACTAAAGGACAGGTTTTAGTAGAGCGTTGAGATGCGGGGATATTTAGGTGGGATAAGCCCGGACATTACCGGGCTATGATGTCACTCAGCTGAATCTGGTTCGGCTGCTGTCATAGTCGCTCTTGATTACTTCCAGTGCGCTAAGCCCTGAAGTCAGCAGGTTGTCCTTTCTGACTCGATAGAACGAGCCTCCCCAGGTCATGGGAAAACTGGCAGATGTACCAATGTAGCGGTTGGTTGGTGCACCCGGCACTGTTGATGCAGGCGCAGCCCAGCCAGACGAATAGACAAGTTCTTTGTCCAGATATACAAAAATTCTCTGCTGAGTGCTGTCACTGCTCATCTCGCATTCGACCGAAAGTTGATGAAGACTGCCATTGTATAGTGGCGATAGTTGCGATGTGACGGTATAAGACTTTCCTCGAACGCGAAGCTCAATTGTAGTGACCGCGCCAGATGTAACTGTTGGAACGACTGCAAGCATGGTGGCAAGTGTAGAATTGTTTGCGACAGTGGAGAAGCTCATCAGTTGGTTATTGAAAGAGTTGCCACCGGGCGTTACAACCTTTACCCATATGGTCATCATCCAGTGCAGTTCACCTGGCTGCGGTGTTGCAATTACTGGCATGTTAAACATATCCGCCGCCACCCCGGCAAATGTCATGCCGCCATTTGCGTAGGATTTAGGTTTGTTAAATGCAGCCTGTGCGTTATTAAACGTCAGGTCATTTATGGTAGCGCCAGCCAATATATCTTTAGCGCCACCAGACCATCCATTTGACACATCAAATAAAGCTGTAGTTCCTTTATTTATTGATTTGTCTCTGTACATCTTAACGCCAGTGTCAATATTTACCCCTACCAACTGTTCAATTCTTCCAGCCATTATAGTATCCACCCTTTTCTTTTAATAAATTCATATACAAACTGAGCGTTAACCTCAGCGCCAACATACAATGCATTTTCTGGCGACAGAGATGGGTTAGTTCCGGATATAGACTGAGCCGGATGAAGGTTGTCATATCTTAGTGTTGGTGGGGTTATTCCATTATTCACAGCCGTCACATCGTCCTGGTATGCAGGATTATGGTGGTTTTTGAAGTTCTGCAGTAAATCCACGCCGTCGATTTCGCAATAGAACTCCGGATAAGCCAGCTTCATTCTGGCATTTAAATCCATAACCTGAATGTAGCCTGTGGTGCCCGTTGTTTCTCCTGCAGAGGGGAACTCTGGTAGCAATACCACCCTTTTGCCAATATTCTTAAGATAGTTGACCATGTCAGTCATGCATTCCATTATCAGGTCTGTAGAGCTGATGTTATTTCTTCCAAGCCAGAAAACGTTGATGCACTCATCATTCAGGTCATATTCAACACCGATGCCAGCGCCATTGGTAACGGAGTTGGTGGTAATAGGTAACACATATAGTGGCGTAGTTTCAGAAACGGATACCGCGCTACCAGATGCATCGCGTGTGAACGAGGCTGTTGTCCCATTCCATGCAAACACACCATCTACTCCCGCAAGGCTGGATTTGAATGAAAGCGATAATCCGCCTGCGTTGCTTGCTGGCCCCGGAATGTTGGGAGTTAAATTAACCGAACCGCTGGCGGGAATGACGCCGCCCACAGGCATGTAGCTAATCCTTCTCCCGCCCTGCCTCGCAGCAATAGATACGGATGTTGTAGCGCCTAAGCCAAAGTTATAGCTGTACAGCCCTGTCAGCTCGCTGAGCTTACGCATGAATACGCCGTTCTGCATAAAGCTGTGACCCCATCCGGATATTTTTGACCGCGCAATATACGAATGCTCTTTGAACTCTGGCGAGGCAGCATAGAACAATCCACCCGGCGCATTATCTTCCCGATCTGATTTCCATACGATTCTGTCAAGAACGTCCGGCCTGACATCAGTTTCATTACTTTCACCGCTTGTAACAGCAGTTTCTTTATTTGTTTCTGTATTAAATACACGAACTTGTGATTTACCTGATGCATCAATTTGAGTAAATGGCGCAAGTGGGTTAACTTTTTGCGGCTCTAGATTTTTGACTTTTTCTACAGCTTCATCCCATTGGGGTTTCTTATCTAAATATTCATTGTTATCGAATAAAACATTAAACCCCTCATCAATTCTGACAAATGATTTTTTGTTAAACTCATATTCACCAGTATCTTCGATAAACTTGGCTGATTCGCTTAAAGCAGTCAGATTTAACCCTGTATCTTTTGACAGGATGCCGTCAGGGTCTATTTCCTTATCATTAACCTTTAGTGTCGACGCGCTAATCTCCCGAAATTTGCCAGGAACCACACTGACAAACTCGTCCTCTTCAAGATAATTGATTACATTGTTGTTCATATCAATCAGGACTGCTTTGTAGTCTTCAGCAAACTCATACTCTCCATCTTGCGAAAAAATTGAATACTTTGTCGTTTCATTCAGAGGGATTAGGTTGTTAATCGAAGCTGATCCAGGCTGGCTTGCTACAGCCTTTGCTACTCCGTCATCGTTCAGATATGTGATGAAGGACTTATTCGCCTCTTCACCCTGAGCAACTCTGAATATGTCTCCGATAGGGGTATTGGCTAATCCGGCAATAGTTCCATCCGGATCTGCTGGCGTAATATAGTAAGTGTTTGCATCCGCAATGTTTTGAGCGTTCTGCGCAGACAGAGCTGCTGCATCCGCTGAAGCCTGCGCATTGCTGGCGTTCTGAGACGACTCGTTAACGCTGGATGCTGCTTGTTGTGATGCCTCCTCCGCAGCTGCAGAAGCTTCCTCCGCTCTCTCTGCTGACTTCCTTGCCTCGTCTACATATTCGGGCGCTTTCCTTGCCTCCTCCGTGTACGCTTTACACTGGGCGGCCGCAACCTCCGCCACAGTTGCATACATGTGCGCTTGTTTGGTGTCTGATAGTGACATTATTAACCTCAGAATTTAATGCAGTAGAGTAAGGCTATGTTGCGAGGCCGTGTTTCATTGCCACCGGATGCGCCGGTAGTGAAGGTGTGTGTATGGTCGCCAACAGCATTAACGGTGATTGTGTGGGTGTGGGCGCCGGCACTTGCTGCTGTACCGGATACGGTGTGAGTGTGTGCTCCAGCGTTATCAACCGGGCGCTTCCCTACTACCGCGCCACCGCCGCCAGCAAAGCCCGTTTCATCCTGGTTCTCATCCCAATACGTATTGACTACGTGATTGTGATCCCCTGCTGTTGCTGCCGTGCCTGACACAGTATGTGTATGCGCGCCGGCACTTGCAGATGAAGCGGTATGCGTATGTGCTCCACCGCCATTTGTCGTTCCTGTGTGGGTATGGCTTTCATTTTGACCGCCTTGATATGTTGCCATGCCCCTGCCCGGGTCTGCTCCACGCCCATTATCCCAGCCCCTTACAAACTCACCGCGAAGGTCTGGCAACGTGAAAGTAGTCGTTCCATTCCCTGCGCCGTAATAATTGCCTATGTGAGAGTAGAGTCGGGCATAGGTTGTCCTGCTTACTGTTTGCCCCCGACATTCCAGCCAGCCAGTCGGTGCAGTAGGGCTCGCAAACGCGACCACCGCTCCCACCATATCGTTATTAACATTCAAAGTTTCATCAACGATATTGGAGCCATCACAATAGAGTCGTGATGTCATACCGGCATAGACAGAAACTCCGGTTCCGGCGGCAGTTTTGCAGGTAACGTTGAAGTTGCCGGTGCAGTTATTCTGAACTACCCAAGTTTTTATCCAGGCTGGGAAAATGATATTGATGTTGGCCGTTAATGTGCCTGCCAGGGTAATCCTGTCTTTCGCGGCCTGAAGTGCTGACAGTGTCAGGCTGGTATTTGTGAGGCCGGTAACAACGGTGGTTCCATAGTTGTTAATAGGAACCCAACCCGTTATCGCGCCATTTGCCGATTCAGGTGATGTTTTATTCCCTTCATTAAGGTTCAGCCACTGCCCCGTATATGGGGTGCTGGGAATAATTGCACCTTTGGGATATCCGTTAATCAGTGTTGCGAATGCATTATTAAATGCATAGGTCATACCGGCGTTCTGCCACTGCTGCTGAAGCGTGACGGAATACAATACCCCGTTCATATCCTTACCAGATGGCGGCCTTCCTCCGGCGCTTATGGGCTGCATTGTTATTGGCGGGAATCCGGTGTCAAATGTCGCCACCCCATCCGACAGGGTGTCTGGAGTTGAATCAGTAGGTATGGTGTTTTTATTACCGTTGACGCCAAATGCTTTTGTAATTCTGGTTGGGCTATCCGATGAATTCATTTTTATACCTGCTGGACAATATTAACAGTAACCCCCACTGGAGCCGGTAGTGCGCCAGAGCTTTGCACAATCGCAAGGTCGGGCTGAGTTAATACAAATTCGAATACGTAACTCATTTTCATGTCACCATCATTTCTGACATAGCAACGCCCTCTGTCGCTGAACATATAACTCAGCAACTTATTAAGGTTTGGAATAGTGCAATCAGATATATTCGCCGCCGCTTTCATCATGATTAGCTTGCGGTAAACATCATCAGTCAGAGTTACTGTGGATGTGAGAACGTCGCTTGTGTAGAAAGGTGCCTGGTCAAAAGGCTGCGGGTCATCCAGTGCTGACGGGGTAGACAGTGCCTCACCAAATCCGAACACTATCTTATTCTCAGTCAATGTTAATTGCCTGCTTACAACAACTATCTTTCCCCATACATCCAGACCGTATGTATCAGCAGTATTTATATCCCATACCATTTCATAGAAATCATCGATAAACCTATCGATACCGACAGCTTCGTTGAAGGAATAAATTATGGATTTCAATTTCGGGCTGTCGGCATACTGAGTGAGAATAGTATCGGCGACATTTATCATGTGAGTGTAACCTGTATGTTTTGCCGGTCGAGAGTGGGGATCTGGTCAATACCAAAGGTGGAAGATGTTGAATATGTCGTGCCATTCGTGCTGATGCTGATTCCGAATATATCAACGTTATCCGGGTCTATTTCGGTGATGCCTGCGTAATATCGTCCGGCATAAATGCTTGAGGCAATGCGTGCGCGCGTTCCTCCATCCTCGCCCGTAAAGGCTCGGGTAACCGCATCTTTCACGCGCTCATCGATATCACTCGGCATGAAGTTATTATCAGAAAGCTCTACCCTGATATACACATTGACTGGTGCTGGGGTCTGCCACTTAATTTCATAGCCCGGGTATGGCTGCACATAATGCTCATCGTCATAAACGGTATAGGTGTTATTCCCCATCATCGGTGGCCCGGGCGGAAGTTTCTTGAAGATGGCAGTGGCGATATCTTCCGGCGCGCCGCCGTATGCGGCTACATACAGAGCGTGAGGCGCAAGGGCGTAATTTGTCGACCCTTTGTTAACCGTGTTCTCTGTATTGTTCTGTGTGACATAAGCATCAGTTACGCCCGGCACGGCAAGCACGCTCGCGTATATTGAACCGAGCTGGTTGTTTGCATTGCCCGCCACCGACTGCCTGCGGCGATATTCGAAGTTAGCGCGCCCTTCAACATCGTTACCCAGCACGCCCGCCGCCGGGTTGGTGATGCCAGACCAGCCGGTAATCGCTCGATAAATCGTATTCAGTGAACCAATCGGGCACGCAATCGCCCCGGTCGCCTGGTTCTGGAACACAACATCTACTGCGCCACTGTCTGGAATGATCGCCTCTGCCAGCGAGTAATACAGGAATCCGGCGCTGTCCATCGCGGTACTGTTTGCCGGTATCACCGTACCAACAAGGCCGGTACACGTAGCTGTTACTGTGGTTCCGATTGCTGGGATTCTATCAATAAAGTAAATCTGCCCAATGGCATCCTGCATGCGGCCTGATGCATAGTCAGGGTTTATCTGGTTGCTCAGCCATGCGAGATTGTCATTCTTGTCAGCGATAATGGCCGTAGCACTCATTGCCATCTGACCCTGCGGTGTGGTCAGGCTTTTACTCATCCCGCCACCGGATGCTACGTCCAGGTCAGACAGGCGGCCATTTAGAATATCCACCTCATCAGGAACCGAAATACCAATATCGGAGAATGTGACGGATGGTACGGCTGTGGATACGGTTACTTCAGCCATTAGTTACCTCAGAATTGCACTGTAGATTGGTTATAGTTCGTGTCTGTTATGGTCATCACGCCTGATGCGCTGCGGGTCTGCTTATCGATAGTCACGGTGCAGAATGCGTCCTGAACGTAAGGAAGCTTTTTAGCCTCACTCTGCATCTTTGTATTGATGAGCTGAGTCCCCGGCCAGTGACCGAGAATGCGCTGGTAATAAGGGATGCCGAGCGTAGTGTCGTACCAGGCTTCTCCGAGGAACGTTGAGCAGGCGCAGGCCACATCTTGTGCGACGGCTAATGGGTTGCTGGCTATCGCGATATTTCCGGAATCATCGAGCTGGATATCCCAGGTTTCAGTGTCGAGCAGAAAGGATTTAGTCAGCATGCTTTTCTCCGGAAAGAATATTCATGTGGTCAAGATGGGGATTCTCGGTGATGCTTGAATGAAAATCGAAAGCCTCTCTCATCTGACGCGCCATCTCTTCAGGATTCATCCCGCCAGTTAGAGAACACATGCCCGGACAAATGAGCGTCGAGAGTTTTAATTTCCGCGCTTCAGCCAATGCTGCAGAAAACGCTTTAAATGCATTCTGGGTATCTCCAACGTTTTGTGGAGTTTCCATCGTTGGTGCGACGATAAGATATTTCGGCCATTGAGGGCCAAATCCCATAGCGCAAACTGACATAGCATCACCTACCGGCAGATAGCCATCATAATTTTCCGCAATTTTTGACTGCACTCTTACCTGAAGCTGATAGCCATAAATTTGCAAATAAACCGCATCTATTCCGCCATTCATCCAGCCATAGCTGTTGGCAGGCGATACCAGAGCGTCACCACTTTCAAGTCGAATATCACCACAAGTTGCGCTTATTCTAGACTCCCGATTTGATGGGCTAATGAGGTCAGAGAATGACTTTGAGAGCGCGTCGATTACGTTTGGATCAATATCAACGAATTTTATTTTCATGAGTAAATAGCTCTTGAGTTGTGGTCTCCGGGCATAAAAAAACCCGCCGAAGCGGGTTTGTGGGGCACTACAAATATTTTTTTTAGAATATCTTTTTCAAGTCGACGCCATAGACAGCAAGCCACGCATCACGAGGTCATGACTTAACAGTACCAAAGCGCTTATCCTCAACAAAAAGCCCACCTGATGGTGGGCTAGTTTTGGATGAATTATCTTTCTTCTAATTTATCAATCATATCTATGTAAATCTGCTCGCACGGCTTTCCTGGGTTTTTTGCTATCCATGCCGATGAATAATTTACGATATCTGTTGCTGAATTTGCATCCATTCCATGCTCTTTTATAAGTGCATCTCTCATTTTCTCAGGAGTATACCCCCTGTTTTTAATCAGCTCGCACCCTCCTGCGATAGATAGTGCGAATGTTCCTGCATCTGATTTTGCTTCTAAGCCGGCGCATAATCCGTAAGCTGGAGCAGTTGATAATAAGATGATTGCCAGTGCTTTTCTCATCGTTGCGGTCCTTGTGTGTTTGCGTTTCCTGATTCTACACCACCATGAATATGCGTCGATAGCTGCACGCCCTTACCTGTAACCTCTCCCGTTGCAGTGATGTTCCCTGCAAAGGTGAAGTCGCCCGCGTAACTGCCGGAGCCCTGATTAACAGGGCCATTTAGCACTATGTTGCTGGCATTCACAGTGAAAGAGGAATCTGCGTTAACCTCAATAACTGGAGCAGTCATGCTTATAGTTAGTGGCGAAACTATTTCAATCCCATCATCAGCAAACTTCACATATTGATTCGGGTCTGCGTTAAGCACGCCGCCAAGATAAAGAGCGTCTGAATAGCTGTGCGTGCGGTTAGAGCCGGGAAGCGACGGTTTCTTTGTCTGCTTTACAGATGTAATATCGCGGTCGCATATCGCTATAAGGCCAATGTCGCCAGCTATGGGGGGCATTATAACGGCGCTGGCGCCGCGCTGTAATCGCCATACCGGAACGCCGTGAATGATTCCGTTTGGTATGCGGTCTCCACCACCAGTAAATCCATCTACCATTGGCCTTACTGAAACTATGTCGCCGTTATCATTAACTTTCTGAACTACAGCCAGTGTAATGAACGCCTGCCCCATCAGATATTGGCGCATTAGGTGTTTTTGCGCGTTCGAGTCTGTTGTCGTATCTTCAGGTCGCGTTGTGAATAAATTCATTACTGCCTCACTGTGAGCTGTCCGATAGAAGCGTATACGATGGTGATCCACGGACCGCCTTCAGTCCACGAAGATAGGTAGTGAATAGCTGACTGCACGGTATAGATTCCGCTCCCGTTTGGCAGGGTTGTTTCAAGCTGTAGCTTTCTGCCGCGCAAAATCAGGTCGCTGTAAATACATTGGAAGGTTATGCCTGTAGGAGTAAACACTGGATATCCAACAAGTCCTGTTGAAGGTGAAACCAGTGGCACCGTGTCGTCTACATTTCCGTTCTGAGGCCAGATGTAGATAGCCCCAAGTCTGAAGTCTATATTTATCCCTGCCAGCTCTGCCACTTGATGAATTTGAGATATTGGATCGCCAACAAAATAGGGATTTTCAACTTTTGAATTAACGCCATTGTTGACCACTGTGTAATTTATGCTGGCTGCAATGGACTGGATGATTTCAGCAACGCTTGCAACCCCTTCTCGAAAGAAAGGAGGTGCAGAAATTGACTGGTCAAATCCGGTTGAAAAAGCACTAATAATCAAGGCTGCATCAGGCATCTGATTCAGGTCAGAAAAACAAGCGGTAATCGAACCAAAAAATACCGGCTTATCGTCAGCCCATACCTTCATCATGTTCTGCTTGGCGCCGTTGTACTGTATTCCCTTGTAACTCAAGGCTGCCATATTATCGATGCTTAAGCCGTACACTCTCGCTTCGATATTCGTTCCAGCTATGCCGCCATACGCTCCAATTTCAATATCTGCCTTGATATTGTCGATAGTCAGAATGTTGTTCCCTGACTCGTCAAACGCGCCTTCTTTCAGGGTGAACTGAAATTTAAGAGTTCGCTTTTTGTAAGTCATCAGGCCATCTCTTCTGCGGTTGCGTAAAACAGTTTGAAGCGCGAGCCAAGCTCATCGTAACAAGGATCAAGATTTCCTTTGATGTCAGCAAAAAACAGCTCACCTCTTATTTTCAGGTAGGGGTAGCGGATAATCTTGTTGCAGTTAAGGCAGAGGACACCCTGAGCGATCCACCGATTATCTATGCCAACGTCCATAAACAGCCCAGTAGAGCGCTGCACAATTCTGAGAGTCATCGCCTGACCATCAAGCGTTATGCTGACCTCCTGAGCCTTCCAAGGCTTCAATGAGATGTTTTGCATCAGCTTAGCCCCGCTACCAGTTCTTTGACTGTCGATGAAAGGTTATTAATCGCTGATGTTGCAGCGCCGTTGATTGATGTCGACACACCCGCCGCAGTGCTGCTGGCGACTGATGAAACTGAAGTGGCTACAGTCGTTGCAGCACTTGAGAGTGAATCTTTCATACCTGCCAGTGCGCCTTTGACATCATCCAGCGTTGAGCCAGAAGCGGTTGAGTTAGCTTTCTCAGTGACTGCGCTGGCCGCTTTACTCGTTGAATTCGAAGTTGTGCTGCTTGTGGCGGTGGTGCTTGTTAAGGTGACTTCTGATGTCTGTAGTATCGCTTCGAAAATAGCTTCCACTGTTAGCAGCGTTACGTCATGACTTGATGTCCGATAGTTGTATCGCACCAGGTCATAATCTTCATATGTCGTGTCTGGCGTCTCAATATCGTAAGTCAGAGCATTATTTACCATTCCATCCAGCGTGGACAACATTCCAGCACGACTGCTTAAAGTAAAATTTGTCAGGTTGGGGATACTTCCGCTGAAACCAGTCCAGCCCTCCAGGGTGAAAAGAACTCGGATTATTGGCGGCCTTTTTACTTTATTAAACGAGTTATAGGAGCCTTGTTCTACCGTCGCCGACACCACCGATGCATCTGCACCATATTCGATACCGAGGACTGACGACGGATTTAGCGCCGCAGCTCCTGATTTCAGGTAGATTCCATAACCAGGAACAATAGTGCTATTGATGATCGAAAAGATATTGCCGCTCGATATAGCGCTGAGCAGCGTTGTTTCGTTAAGAGAGAACGCCATTACCCCCCCTGGCCTGACATTGAAGGTGTGATTAGCCTGTTACGCTGTACGTTACGCTGTATATCGTTACTCAAAGCATTCGTGTTATTGGCTGAGGTCTGCATATTGACCTCTCCGATATGGATGTCAGTCTTGCTACCCTGCGCCTGCTGTTGCTGCATAGATTGTTGACGCATCGCTGTCGCGGTAGCACCAACCTGAATGCCACTGAGAATATCTTGATCGGTTATGTACTTTTTGCCATCGGGACCATTCTCATGATTGATGATGCCTCTCATGAGTTTGAAAATAGTTTCAGTATCGCTACCAGAAAGCTTTTCATTGGCACCTTTCCCGGTGGCACCAACCAGCTGGCGAACGTATGACCCAACGTTGTTATTATCACTTGCGGGAGCGTACTTATTCACTATCGACTCAATAGTATCTACGCCGCGCCCAATATATAGCTGAAGCTGTTTATAGAGTGCCGCAATACCGTCTCGCATGCTGCCAAATACAGCAAATCGACCGTTTTCCCCCTGCTCTTTGGAGGCGCCGGCCTGATTGTTAAAATTGAGATTCCCGGGGTTTTTATTCCTTATGCCGCGAGGCTGGAGGGTTCCATAAGCATCATACTGATTACTGGCGTCGCCAGTGTCGGATATTGAATCCCACAACGCATATGCTTTTTTAAGCCATGTATCAGCCTTTCCTAAAATTCCATCGCTACTACCTTTATTCTCATTCATCTTATCAACGAGATACTGCCCGGTAGTCTTCCCTTGCTTTTTAGCCTCATCTTCAGCGGTTCCCAACTTGTCCCAGGCGCTAACAGCAGCTATGGCAATAAGCAACGGGCCAAATGACTTGGCCACTTGCGCCACCGCAGAGGTGATTTTTAGCGCCCAACTCCCGGCAATGAAAGCTGCCAAGATAAGTAATGCATTTTTCCAATCCCCAACTGCATCTACAACTTTAGATATTTCATTAGCTGAATCACTGAAGAACTTCTCTATTTCGGGTCCGTGATTTGTTATCCAAATTCCAAACTTCTCAATTAGCGGAATCAGCTTCTCAACGTATGGAATCAGCGCGGTATAAAGGACTTGAGCTGCCGCAGAGAAGTTCATCTTCATTTCTACAAGACGCCTGTTAAGTTCCAGAGCCTTTTTATTGGCATCCTCTCCGGCTCGAGAAATATTAGCGAAGCGGTCAGCATCTGTTACCAGCTGCCCGCTGCTTAAACCTTGCTGAATACCGTTATCAAAACCGAACATCCCGCCAAATCTGCGCTTCGCATCCTCATTCAATTTATTCCAGTTAGATGCAATCTTGCGCATGACCTCTTCGGAGTTATCGTTGTCGTACTCGAAGTTTGCTCCGGTCGCGCCCGAAAAACTTGCCAATGCGCCGAACAACGGATCGTCTTGGCCGCCCCCTGTCCTGATTTGCGTCAGGACATTCTGTAATGCTTGCAGGTTTCCAGTGATACGGTCGGCACTTGAGCCGGCAGCCTCTGCTGATCGCTCCCAGCCATCAAGGGCTTTTGATGACATATCGAGAGACCTGGACTCAACACCAAGTCGAACCAGATCGGATGTCATGCTTGTGACGAATTTCTTGATTCCCTGCGCCGACAGCGTAATACCTACCAGCGCCAGCAATTCTGTCTTAATTGACCCAAAGAATGAGGCCGCTCTTTTACCTGCGGCCTCCATATCTTTTGCTGTCCGGTCAGCGTTATCTCTGGTTTCATCCAGACCTTCGCCAACCTCTTTTCTGCCTTTGTTGAAACCGGATGAGTCGAGGCCAAGCGTGACCACTAATGCATCAATAATCGTACCTGCCATCAGCCAGCCTCTCGCGCTTTGTTAATGACCATCTGGTTGTAGTTATCCACGGTGATAATCTCCAGCCACCACCACATATCCTCGACGCCCAGCGTTGTACTCAGCTCGGTAAGAGAGCATTTCCCGGAGGAGAGCACAGTCGCTATGGTTTTCGGCATGTTGACGTAATCGACCAGACCATGAACCGTGTCATTCATGATTGGCGGTATGTCTAAAGGGAGGCGGCGGTGAAAAAATCTACGTGGAGTTTAAATACTTCGGCGCGCAACTTCAGGCGGGTTGCGACTTCTTCGGTGTCATCGTCAATCAGATTTCGCTGGATGGAATGGTTATCAGGATTTGGCACGGCTTTAACGCAGGCCATCAACTCATCCAGCAGCGGCTTTGCATCCCCTGGTGGAATCTTGGCAACCATTTCGAGACCAACCTTCGCCATGCCAGCCATCCCCATTTCAGAGAAATTATCTGGCATGTTCACGCCGTTTTTCGCCATCGCCATGCCTGCACGAATAGCCCACCACTCAGCAGCCGAGGCTGACATTTCTTTGATGTAGAAAACTTTGCCCGCATCGCGGCCTTTACTTTCTACGGTATAAAATAGTTCTTTGCGCGCCATGTTATTCCTTATGCGTTGTACGCTTCGCCAGTAACGTTTTCCCAGTTAATCTGATAAGTCATCGCCTGCAGCACTCGCTGAGCGTCAGGCATCGCCTTAACGCGCTGCAATACACCATTGGTGAGTGTGAACTTGCGGCTGATAGCTGGCAGGATGATTGTCGCGTTACAGCGAAACACTGCTACTGAGGTGAGTGATGTCAGCGCCCAGGTTTCGAAAAGCTCACGGCTCGGGCTGTCAGGCATGATGGTGATTGTTTGCAGGTTCTCGCCGAAAACGAAACCGGCAGATAGCTTGCCATCAGCGCCACGAACAGACTGCGCAAGCTCAGTATCGCCGAGGGCAAACATTGCATCAGCAGCGTACCCCTCAAGAATCTGCGCGCTGGGGAAAAGGTTGGTGACGGTCAGCGAGAAAATTGCGTCAGCGCTTGTGATTGTATTAGCCATTTACCTGCTCCTATTGAACCATGATGGACGCTAACGTTAATTTCTGGACGCTTCCGCCATCCGTGTAATAGAAGGAGCAGCCGGGACGAATACGCTGTGCTCGCTGCTCTGCCGTTGCTCGCGGGATGAACAGATACCAGCCTTTCGCCAGAATCGATGCCGCCACATCCATACCTACCGCGTTATTAATCTCAGAAATCTGAGAGCTGGACAGGTCAATGCCGGTACGGATGCCGCCAAATGTGATGCCCTGGTTGATTGTGTCAGCGAGAGAGGCCTCAATAGCTGCATTACCACGCGTGTTATACGGCAGAGAACGGTTGGACTTAAACAGCTCAATAGTGTCCTGCATCAGTCGCGCATTCAGCCAAATCTGGAAGCAGAATGAATCCAGCCATTTGAAATCGCCGGTTACGGTTCCGTCAGCCCAATAGCGGGTATCGTAGTTATTTGCTGCGTATGAACCGTAGAAGTTATAGCCGTTGGCAATCAGAGCGTCGTAGTTAGCTGAGGATGCGACTGTTGCCAGCAGGCCGGACAGTGATCGGAACTTAAACGGCACCCGGCCTTCCTGCCGGTCAAAATCCAGTGACGCCGCATAGCCAAGAACGGCCGCTGCATGAGCCTGTGAGCCATACACCGGGACGGTATTGGAGTAGCTATATACGTTGATTATCTGATGCGAAAGAGTCTCTGTAGAGCCTGCAACGAGCGCTGATTCATCACTTGTGAATGGCACATAGCCGAAGCGATAGTTCTGCGCGTTATTCCACGCTGAGAAGGCCAGAGCCTGTGACTCTGTCGGCGCGAATGCCGTGGTGAAAATCGCCCAGTTCTGTGATGAGTCCAGCACGTCATTCATCGTGTCCGTCACAACAGATGGCGCAGTGCCTTGAGACAAGACAGCCCCTGTTGCAGCAGTGAGTTTGAGTCCGGCGGAAAGGGTGCCGCTTGCGTAACCAATAGTGCTGTTAACACCCTCGCTTACCGCAGTAATGATGAATGCTTTTTGCGTGGTGTCGAACTCAACGGCCACGTCATCGCCCAGGCCGGTTTCAATCAGAGTCGCAGCTTGTGCGAAACTGGTCGCGCCACTCAGGTCAATGCTCGAAGATGTGACTGCAGTTCCGTCGACGGTGATTGTTAGCACGCCGCTAAGCAGTTTCAGCTGCTCCAGTGTGACGGTAGCCATCGAGCCAGAGCGAAGCCATGCGGATGCCGCCTCGGTGCTGAACCGACCAAACAGTAGCGCGCCCGGTGTCTTGGTCGAATTGTCATAGCCGGCGTAATAAATCTCCGCCATGCTGAACTCAATCGACGCGCTGCCAAAGTATGATGCTACGTCTTCCTTTGTGGTAAAGGTTGTGACGCTTCCTACCGGAGCGTAGGCGCTGTCGGTAAGGATAAGGCCATTCAAATCTAACGCTGAGCCGCCAGCAGGCAGCACGCCAGGGTTAATCTGGACGTCCTTTCTTAATGGGATTGCCATTTATGCATTCTCCGGTGGGTATTTTAAATCTGCGGCGATGACGCCAACAGTTATGTTGTCTATGAAGTCTCGCGGGGTAGTGACTATCGGGTTGTACTGTCCAATGAATTCCATCGTCCAGCGACTTTCGTACTGCTGCTCGCCGTTAATCATCGTGGTTTGATGCGGGTCAGAGCAGTAATGAGGGGTCAGCGGGCTATTGTTGTTTCGGAACCATTCACAGGCGTATTCAGAGCGGACCATTGTGCCGATAATCGCCGCATTGTCCGCCGCAGCAGGACCGTAGCAGTCAATCTGGCAGGGCCACTGAATGCTACGCTGCGTCAGCTCTTTGCCCTCTCCACGCACACCGTTATCGTCGTACTGCACACGGTTAGTAGATAGCCCCACATGCCGCATCGGCGTCATGATAATGAAATCACCGGTTGGCATTGGCGTGAGGTTTTGCTGACCATCCAACACGTTGTCCACTGGAAGACCGGTAAGCTCCATCAGGAACGCCTGTAGCGGGATGAGCAGATCCAGCTCTTTAACGCTTACTGTTGCCATCACGTCACCTGCTGATTAACGATAACTTTCACCCAGTCAGGCCAAAGCTCAACCACCTTCACGACCAGCCACTTCTGTTCTCCGAGCATCAAAATGTCGCCACCTTTTTGCTCCGGGCGGTTAACGCCGCTGAAATTCCCGTTCAGGTATGCAGTGCGCAAAATCCCCTGAATGTTCACAGCGTCCACCTGCCGCAGGTCAGTAGATGAAAGCTCCTGCAACTGCACCGTTACCGGCACGTCTATGTAGGATGGATGCCTCTGGCCGCCGGGTAGAGTGACGGCGCCGTTATAGACTTTGAAGACTGCCTCTGTGTCAGGGTTAACCCGGGTGATGGCTCCGCGAACAATTCCGTGCAGGTTCATCAGGTCACCTCATAGTTCACATCGGCAAACATTTCCCCAGTGTCCACGAGTGGCTTGGTTGAGTTGTTTGGCCTGTCTTTTCTCGTACGTCTTCGCTCGAGTGTTACTGGTGACAACTCTGGCTCCATAAGATCTGAGATTGACTGCTGGATATCGCCCTTGATTTGCGCGCCAGCAACCTCAAGAACAGACCTTGCATCAATACCACGTTCAAGACCCCGCGCTATTGTGTCGGCCCACTCCTTTTTGTGATCGGAGATGGCTGTACGGAAGAATGGTCGCGGAGGTTGGTTATTGGCAGGGTCGCCATACTCATTTCTGGCGGCAACCATCGAGATGGGCGTGCCATCTGGATAAGCGGCACCGCTGTAAAAACCAGACTTCACCTCGGTAGCATTGAGCCGCTCTGCCATCTCTTGCAGGTAACGATCCAGACCGCTAGTCATAAGCACTCCCCGGGTAGTAGTTCGCCATTCTGTAAACCTTGGTGGCCTGCCAGTAGTCCATTCCGTAAGGGCTTTGCGTGTACCATGCGTAACGGAACTCGGTAGGCCCCATGTCGGATGAAACTGACACGCTACCTTCCGATGCAGATGCGATGCGCCCTACCATTCCCGATCCACCGTTACCTTTCGAATCTCCGTATCTCAGATACGCGATATGCGCCATCAGCAGATAGAGCAAACGCTCCCGCTTGACGGAGTCAATGACGAGTGAGAAATCGGTGTTGTCGAGGTAATCAGTAGCCTGGTCGAACAGGAATGGGAGTAACGCGTTGTCTACATTGGAAAACCCGGGGAGCATGGCGCGGAATCTGGGGATATCCAGAGTCACTATCGCCATGAGTTATTCCTCTTTCAGTGGCTCCACGCCAGCGGCTTTGGTGCTTGCCTGTTCGAGTCCGGTCTTCTGTTTTGACCGCTCCAGTGAAGCATCAGCAACTGATTTATCGTCGGTCACGGCGAACACGATGCCGTTCTTAATAAACTTGGATTCGGCATGGTTTTTCGCGAAAGTTTCCCATGCTTCCGCTGGGACATCGCGAGTGATACCGAAACCGTTAATCAGAGCGGAGCTGTTAACCCCGTTCAGAATAATTTTATGTTCAACATGATTGAACGAAAGGCCGTTAGGCAGTTTGCAGCCAACGATGTATGAATCGATTTTTGCAGCCATCGGTTAAACTCCCAGCATTTGAGCAAACAGGAACGGCTGCGTGATTACAGCGCCGTAGGTTGTGCCAGAGTGCTTCTGCTTCCAGCTTGATGTCATGGTGATAACAGGGTGAGCGCGAAGCTTCTCGCTGTAGGCGCAGTAGCCAGCCTGCTGGCCCTGAGCGGTTTCAACGAACATCTGCACCAGCTCACCGGCATCAGTATCATACTGAGGTGCTACTTCAACGCGCAGGTTGGTGAACGTGTCTTTCACCATTTTTTCTACGGTGTTACCGAAGATTTCGTTCGACTTTTTGAACCACACAGACGCTTTAGGGCTCATTGCCAGAACAAGCGGCGAGGCCATATCCACGCCGTCACCTACTGCGCCATTGGTGCGGGCGATCAGGTCAGCGTAAAGCGCCAGAATGTCGTTGTAGACATCGACAACCTGCTTGTCTTTCCACTGCGTCGCTCCGCCCACAGTAGCCGGAGTGATCGGAGTTGGCAGCGCCGGGTCGTTCAGGATGCCGAAGTTCAGCAATCCAGATACGCCGTAGAAGTAGAACTGGTTCTGAGCCTGGTTAAGAGTCCACGCAGCAGCACGCTGCTTCTCTGCAACGTATGGCAGCATAGCGAGGCCATAGCGCTCCTGCTCCAGTTCGCCGTAGGTAACCATGGTCTGGTAGCGATATACCTGACGGTTTTCCCAACCGTTGGTCACCTGGTTAGCACCCTGCTCACTGTAGTCGTCATACGCTACAACGTCGCCGGACTGCTCTACGCGCTGGATCATCATAGTATCCTGCGCCCACGAACCTTTTTTCTTCTCGCCCAGAATATCGGTGGCCTTCTGCTTGGCGAAGATGGTGCGCACAATTTCAGGGTCGATGAAGGTTGAGACAATGGCCGGGATGCCGCCGTTAGGTGGCATACCTGGCTGTACATCCGCATCCATCGCAAAGCGAGTAACAGTTGGCGGGATAAACATGCCGCGAGATTCGGCTTCCGCTTTGAAGGCCGCGAAATCAGCCTGATTCAGTTGAGGCATTATGCTTTGCTCCAGGTAGAGATAATCAGTAGGTCACCGATGGTCGCAGGCGATGCCACATACCAGTCAGTTTCAACAGCGCCATCAATGGTTGCGCCAGCTTCGCCCGTAGCCAGAAGCCCGGTAGCCAGCACAGCAAACACTTTCTGCCCCACGGTTGCGGCAGTGGTCGATTTGGCCCAGAAGTCACCACCAACAATCGGTGAGGCTTCACGTCCTGACTGAATCAGCAGGCTGTTGCTCTGCAGGTAGCTGATCGTCGCATTGGCGTTGTTGTAAATGAATCCAACCGGCTTACCGGTGCCGGTGTTGTTGAGTTTTTTCGGGTCAGTCGCATCGCGCCATGCGAATCGGCACATGTACAGGCCATTTGTGCCAGCCTGGAATGCGCCAGGGCCACCTGCGGCAGCGATAATGGGGCTGTTTGATGCTGGCTGACCTTCCTGGCCTACGCCGGAATAGAGTCTTACTTCATTCTGAAACGCCATGGTTATTTGCCCTCGAAGAAGTTTTTCACGTTATCGCGTGAAGTTGAGGTGATCGGGGTGGAGTCTTGCGCCATTGCCGCAGGTCGGGCATATGCTTTGAAAACAGAGCTGAGAGCGGCAGCCGGTAGTGCTGCATGGTCATCGCAACCCAGCTGTTTCAGTGCGGTGCGATAGACCTCTTCAGCGCTGTCACAAGCCAGCTCACCGACTACCGGACGCACATCACGCTCGGCCTGACGCAAAGCAGCATGTTCTGCACGCAGCTCTTTGCGCATTGAGTCCATGGCAAGCTTGCTGTCTTTCGCCATTTTCTCTTTGTCGGCGTCGTTGTCTTTTGCTTTTTTGTCTTTGTCGTCTTCGCTGTCATTGGCCTTGCGGTCAGCGTCGCGGTCTTTGTTTTCACGCTCTTCACGCTCTTTCAGCTCTTTCTCTTCGCGCTTCAGGCGCTCTGCTTCAGACTCGTTGTCGCGTTCTGCTTCGGTGGCGCTGTCTTTGATGACTTCTTCCACTTTGCTTTTTACTTCATCAGGGTCGGCATCGCTTGCCAGTTTCGGCAGGATATAAGTCCAGAACTTGTCTAGTTTCGACATCAGGTTTTTTCCTATTGATGGTTTGGAGTCATAAACAAACACGTCGGGGCCAGCCCGACCACTTGGCACGATAGCCACGTGATTACAAACGATGTCGCGCATAACTCCATCGTATGCCTCTCCCTCGTACACGCCTGGCGTCATGTCTAATCGGTAGCGGTAGGAGGATGAAATTTCTTTTTGCTTCTCGCTTTCCACGCCGATGATGGAATTGACATCCCAGATAACCAGCGAGTTTTTCAGGTATTGGCCGTCAAATTCAGCGTTTCCACCGGTTGCCCCAATGATTGCCTCTTTTGGCGGGTCGATTACTGAAACGGCCACGTGCTTATTGAGCAGCGGCTGATTATTGAAGGTGGGAATCGCCTTGCGCAGCTCTTCAGGGTCACGCAGCAGGCGATACGCTTTATCAGGGATAAGCCCCAACGATTCACCGTCGGGAATTTCTTTGCCGTAGTAGACGCAGACATTCGATTTACTGATGGGCGTCAATTCGACGTGCATCTTCCCGTCTGCGTCATAACGGCGAACACTCGCCCGGTCAAAGGCAAGCTTCACGTCTTTCATGTGGTCACCTTTCTTCAGGCAATAAAAAAGGCCACTGGAGTGACCTGTTTAAAATGGCAGCCTTGGCCGCCACGAACACCCGCAGTTTGGAAGCTGGCCGGGCATGATGTACTCGCCGTCAATCAGACACCCCTTGTCGAGCCTGAAAATGCGCTTCTCTTTGCCAGCCATGACATGGCTGTGGCGCGGCTTGTTGCTGCCTCCGCTGTGCAACCACTCACCCTCTTCGATTCCTGCAGCCATTTGGCGCGCAGCAGACAGGGCGCTGGTAGCTTTGCGCACCTGGTCACGAGCGATGAACTCAGCACGCCGCCGGGTGATGCCGTGTCGCTTTCCGAAGTTGCGCTCAATTTCATCAGCCAGCATCTTGCGGTCGCCACCACGCGCTACCGAGCGGAACACCATGCCCTCCAGCTCGGTGAAGTATTTCTCCGGGATAGAGCGAATCAGAGACACGTTCTCAGCAATGATGGCGTCACGCTTCTGAAGCATGACTTCCGTCCACTGCATGTTGATGGTCATGCCTTCGGTTCTGGCTGCTGCCAGCAGGCCACGATCGACTGCCTCACCCGTCCTTTTTTCGATGGCCTCAGCCATCGGCAGGGAGCGGGCAATGAAGCGGTCCACCCATTTCTTTGAAAGCGATTTCAGAGCCGTGCGGAGCATGCTGACAGGGTTAGCATCCATCGCCAGAGTGGAGTCAGTAGCCAGTGGGTTGTCGCGAACGATATTCACAATCTGCAGCCTGACATCGGTATTCATCTCGCGGATTTCGGCGAGTAGCTCGCGTCGGTACCACTTGATGTTACCGGCGTTATAATTGACCGGCCTCAGTGTCTTCCTCTTCTTCCGGTTCATAATCGCCATCCAGATTTTCGAATCCTGCGCCTTTTATGGTTTTGAGTGCATCCCTTGCCTCTTCACTGCTTATAAGCTGGCTGTCCGCTGCGATAGCAACAGTTTCTACTTTCGTCTTGGTGATGTTTGCAGCATCTTCTTCGCTGACCTCATCCAGAGGTTTAAACTCGAAATAAATGTCCTGCTTTATCTCACCAAACTCCGATAGCTGAATAATCTTGAAGATGTTTTCAATCGCCATCCGGTAGTCAAGCTCTTGAGATCCAGAAATTGTTTCATGCCAAGTTTCAATTTCCGCGTCACCACTGGCATTTAGCCCGGCAGGAGCATTCCCGAACATCTTTAGATTTGTGGTGCGCGAAGGTATGCACAGTTGCTCTTGATAATTGGAAAGAATATTGGATAGCTCACTGAGCGATGTCTGCTGATGGGTCAGCTCTTCTTCTTTGTCGTATGCCCAAAGCCCAAAGTTGTCCTGGTATTGAGTGAATAGTTTAATGCGTTTATCGAACTGCCCTGGCTCTTGTAGTCGGGCATCCATATCAGTCTTCAGTCCGCGCATACGAAGCGTACGGAGTATCTTGATTACGTTCTTCTTGGCATCGCGCCAGTCGTCAACGTAATCTTCCATTAACTGAGTCAGAGATAACCCGCCGAAATTGTACGACGGCTTAAGGATGTCCGGAACAGGCCTTGTCACCACATCAATAAAACGTGACTCATGAACAATATCACCCATAACGAACCATGCCTGTGGCTTGTAAAAGTCAGGACGTAGCGGCTTGTTGGAATTATACATCGCTGGATAGACCCAGTTAGGGTCGACCAATTTAAACCCTTTCAATGACCCTTTAGTAATTTTCCTTGGATCAAGGAATAGCGGCTTTTCATTCTCCAAATCATTTGCGCCCACATCAACAAATATATGAGCAACGCCATATTCAGAGTCATGCCGGGCAGAGCCGTGTATAAGGCGCTTAACATCATATTTTGTTAAAGCCTCTTCCATTAGCTTTATGTCGGGGTCCCCATCCTTTTTGCTTTTAACTTCTATCCAGTTTCGCGTTATCTCATCAGCCATGATGGCGTGCATGTTTGCATATTCTACTTGCTGAGACATGGCCGCCAAGGCGGGGTACCCACGGAATCCAGAATATTCAGTGCCAGCATACATTGCATTGATGGCGTCATACGGGGTGGCATCCATCGCCAGTGCCGACTCCCTCTTTGCTTCGGGAATCACACCCGGCAGCGGCTCATACCGCTTGAACTCTGCGTGTTTCTCTCCCTGCTTCACCGATGCTCGCTCAAGATGCATATCGGTGATTTTAACCGGCTCCCGTCGAGGCGATTGCGCAGGCTGTTTACGTCTTGTCATTGCAATATCTCGTCGGGGATGTGGAATGGTTTGTGTACCGGAGCGAATGCCATAATCAGAGAGTCAGCCATGTTCGGGGAGGGTATCCCGCGCTTCTTCATGTCCTTTTTACTCTCAACCTTCACGCGCCCGTTGTCGTCGTAATCTACCCAGGGGCGAGACAGCTCAGCCTTGAGGTATTCCAGTTGTTTGATGCCAGATGAAAGGCTGATGAGCTGATCATCGTTGAATTGCTTCAAAAAATCTTTATCGTCCGGATTATTCTCAAGATGCTTGATGACGCGCCATGTGTTATAGAACCTGTCGCGTACACCCCACCAGGCCTGCGCTTTGATGTTTGAGAACATGTCTTTATTGGTCTTGCCGTCTGCATATTTCGCATCAGGTTTGAACACAGACTCACCGGCATTGAATCCCGTAGCAGGAATGCGACACACGCGCTTCAGGTGAGCTTTTACGCCTGCACCTACACCAATGGAGTCATAGACAATCTCGGTAGCACTGACCTCTTCGGCGTAGTTCTTCACGCGGTCAGCCGATGTTATGACGTCTCCCTTGTGCCACTGAATACATTCCAGCACGACAGAACCGTGAGCGGTGGTGGTTGCGTTGCTGTCCTCGCCCTCATCTGCCACGTCGAACCCGACACGCTTGCGGCCTGATGGCTTGAAGCCGATCTTAAGGTGAGCGTCGATAGCAGCAGCAATCCAAGACGGCTTGATGATTGCCATGTCGCTATCAGCAACAGGCTCACCCTCCCATATATGCAGGTAGAGGTCGTAATCGCGCTCTTTGCACTCTGCCATCTGAGCAGGCAGCGGTGAGTCGTGAAAATGCGGGTTGTTGTTGTAGTTGGCCTTGAGCACGATAGCGCCAGCGGGAGGCTTGACTATGAAACGCTGATAGGTGTCGTCAAGAATGTTCTTCGGGTTGAAGCTCACCCATATTTCAGAGTGCTTGTCGCCACGGATTGAGGGGATTAGCACATCCCATGAATCTTTCGTAACAGCTTCAGCCTCTTCCACCCAACAGATACCAACGCCCTGAATTGATTTGATCTTAGTGACATTGTTCTTGATGCCGGAGAAAACGAAGCTCGCGCCGGTAGCCAGGTGGATGATCGTGCTCTTCTGAATTTCGAACTCATTTGTGTAGCCAAGCCGATCAACCGTCTCGCACAACAGTTTGTGAACTGAGTCGCTGATAGAACCCTGGAACTCACGCGTACACAGGATGACGGTATTTATGCGACGGGATACTTCAACGGCTAACTCTGCAAAGAAATATGACTTGCCACTACCACGGCCACCGTAAGCGATTTTGTATGGTGCGCTCTCAGCAAATGGCCTGAAGTATGGGTTAGCCATCGAATATATCCTTGATAGAGCTCTGCTCTACAGCAATAGCGCCAGAGATTTCTGTTTTATCTTTGAATGCCTGAACATCGACGTGCTTGCCAAGCAGCTCAAGGTTTTTCACCTTGTCCGGCCATTTGATTTTCTTGAGCAGGCCAGCAGCATCACCTGCCATCTCTGTAACGTCCATGCCCGTAAGGGTGGTGCGCCAAGTTTTAGGCCAATCCTTAATCGGCTTGAGCTCGCCATTAGCAAGCAGGATGTCGAGCACGTCCATCTGGTCGATTTCAACCAGCCTTCGAAGTACGTAGGCTGCATTGATAGATACTTCCTCGTTGCGTACAGCTTTTAGTTCGGCGATCCTATTCTGGATGTCAGGTTTAGTTAAGTTTTCTGAACCTAATGCGCGGGCGGTCTTTTCGCTGTACCCCGCCCGAATGGCCGCTTGTGTGGCGTTCAAATCGATGAGGTACTCGCGACAGAACATGTCTTGCTTGTCGGTGAGTGCCATATTTTCCAAATGAGATGTTAGATATGAAAAGACTGATAAAGCGTCATAACGAATACGATATGTCACTACTTTCTGATGCGCTTTCTTGTATAGCGGCTAATTGCGAAGATGCATTCCTTATGAGCGGAGCAGTTCCAGGTAAGGATTACACGATGACAGACCTAATGCAGCTGGCGATGGACTATCTAAAAACCACAAAATTCGGCAATAGTATCCATACAAATACCACCATCTGCGGCCAGCAGTGAAGATATGTCAGCAGTCCCCTTTGGTAGATATTCAGAAGGGCGGCCAGTTTTAGCTTTGGTCGCCATTTTGTGTCCTATTTGTTTCTTCCTCGGGCTGAGGCACATAAACCATACTGAGCACATCGTCAGGAGCCAGATATACCCATGAACCATCAGCCAGTGCGATAGAGTAAAGGCCATTGACCATCTCAGGCTGGCTACGAGTCATCAGTCCCTCGTAAGTCTCGCCTGATTTGGTTGTTACGGTGATTTTGTATCTGTCAGGCATATTACTCTCCTGGTTAATCATCATCAGGCGCACTCGTAAATGCACCTTGGGATGGTTACTGTACAGCGCGATACCATGCCTGCCAGCGGTAAGTGTTCAGTCGCAGCTCTCTGACGCACTCTGCAGACGCGACGTCAGCCTGTAAATCCTCATCAGTATCCTTACCGGCATTACTTACCTTGCACGGCGGGGTCATCAAATCCTGGGATATGGTTGGCAGCGTCGATGGCCTGCTGACGCAGCCGGATAGCATCACTATCAAACTTGCACATAGTGCGAGCCGGAGACTGGACATATTTCACCACATCACGGGTAATTGTTCGGTAAATGACTTTACCGCCATCTCTGGCCTTTGCTGCTTTCTGTTCGGTGGGAACCAGTGCAGCATCTGCATTTTGTTTTTTCTGTGCATAATCTACATTGACCTTGTCAGAGTGCGCATACCAGCCATTTCGGTAGCGGATTTCGCCATATCCCACGCTCAGTAAAACCAGCACAGCTATTGCTGCCCTACGCCAGTTATTTGCCAGCCAGATCATGACAGAAACAACTCACGTTCAGCTGCGCGGCGCTTCACAAGTCCTGCCAGCTGCTTTCCTCCAGCATTGACCCATTTGCCGAACTCGTCAGCCGCTCCATGCTGATTACCGGAGTTCAGCTTACGAAGCAGGGTTGATGTGCTCAGCGCACGCAGGCCAAGGTTGTAAGCGAAACTCACCAGCGCATCAAACTGTCCCTGAGTGATTTTCACCTTAAGCAGTTGGTTTACCCCCTGCTCATACTGAACTAAGCCACATTTGAGCAGGCGTTCTGCAGTTGAAAGGTCGATAACCATGCCAGCGGCCACTTTCTTTCCGTTAACAGGTTGAGTCCAGCCGTAACCAATCGTCCACACGCCAACGCTGTCCTGGTAGGCTTTCAGTTCGCAGCCCTCGAAACGTTTGATTAGCGCAATGCCTGTGTTACTGATTTGCATCTTCTACCCCGGCTTTTCTGGCGGCCACGCGTTTGATCAGCGCACCGATTGAATCAGTGCCGACATAACCAATAAACACACTGGCGATGTAAGCGAGGTTTGTACTCAGGCCGAGGAAGTCCAGCAGGTCACGGACGAACCAAGCGATCATCGCGCACATAGCAGCATCGATAATCGTTTTCCAGAACTGGCCGCCGTTGTAGCGCCCGCGCAGATAGGCCATCAGGAACGCCAGCGCGGCACCTATGCCCTGCTCTTTTGCAGCCAGCAACGCGGCGATCAAATCTTGTTTATAGGGCATACGCATGTCTCCCACCTCCATTACTCCGGGTGGCTGTTGTATAGGGTTTAAGGAAATAAAGTGCGCCGCCCCGAGCTAACAGGAGTGAGTGAGGGTGATTCGGGAGGCGCAAAAGAAAAAAGGCCGCTTTGTGACGTACTGACTAAAAGATTATCCAAGCCATATTATTTGGCAGTAAACTAAGACCTATCTTTTTGGATGGAGAATTGATGATGGATGTTTCTGCAACTCTAAAGGCTAAACCTAAGGGTGTCTGCCCTCATTGCAAAAAGATGGTTGAACCTGTCATTCTCGAAGAAAACTTCATCAGGCGAGACAAGTGCCAGTGTCCAGAATGCCAGACAATAGTCTACCCATGCCGAGCACCCAGCTGTTCAAATTTTGCACTCGGAAGAAATAATTATGATGATGAGCTTTGCCCTGATTGTCTTGCTACGGCAATAGCCGAAGCTAAAGAGTTTTATCATGAATCCAAGACAATTTTGCTACCCGTCATACTGGTGGGCGCTGCGGGGTTAATCAGTAAAGCACTCAGTGGAAGTGGTGATAAAAAATAGAAAAAGGCCCCGCAATCGCGGAGCCTCGGAATATGGTGCGCCTGTTTATCATCATTGATTATCTGACAATCCATCGAACGGGCGGCGCATTGAGTTGCTACATCTCTAACTGTAGTAGCTCCCCGGAAAACAGCAATAAAAAAAGCCCCAACTTATTAAAGTCAGGGCTTTCTCTATTCATTCGCTCAGTACGCTTTACTTCCCGAGCATATCTGCATTTAGCCAGGTTTATTGCCCAATGTCTTTAACTATTCGTGCTATTACGCCACTAAAGGTAGTATTTCTTTCTCCATTTCGCGCTTAACTGCATAAAACAGTTCTCCTTCAAGTATGTCTTGCGCCCATTCCATTCTATTTCTTGCTTCCTTCGAAGTGATACCGGTGAAGTAAATCAAGCTTGAAGCAATGTTTTGCGCGCTCTTGCACTTACAGTATCGTAATCTGGCTACAGAGCGGATCGGATTATCCCGGCCAAATGTTTTTACTAATACCGATTCTATAAAAGCAGCATCATCTGATTCTTTGGCGAGAGCGATGATATTGCCAGTTGAAGATTGTGGTACAAGTATATCTCTGGCCTTACGGAGTAATTCCTCCCCTCTGTAGCCCTCACAGTGAAGCTCTGAGACGACTTTCTCTATCTGCCTTCCCTTCTGCTCACTCCATTCGCAACGCATCATCAGGCGGCCTATGACGTTAACCTGGCCGCGTTCATATTCGTCGCCAGAAAGGTGATCACCCCATACTGACAAGAGATGCCTAATCCATGCTTGCTGAGAACTGTTAATCGTTTTCCATCCGGTGCCGAACAGCCTTCTCATGTCGGATGCACTTCGCACGCCTGCCAGCCTGACAACCTGCTGATAATCACGTTCGATTCTCATGCCCTTCTCCCTGCGATGTGGCTGAAGTGTTGGAGTAATCGGTAGTCACACATAAAGCTGCCTTTGGTCCGGCACATGCGCAGTAGCAGCCATTTCTTTCTGAGGTAGTCTTTCATGCGTCACTTTCCTTGATATGTAACCGCGGCTCTCCGTCTTTTGGTTCCGGCCAACTTCGCGCCATATTGACCTTCAGCTTCTCTTCCATCGCTGCGATGATTTCACCGTCAGAAATCCCAGCGCGACGCTGTGCATCCCATAAAAGGAACTGCATGTCAGCCCACTCCGAGAGGTCATCAGGTTGCTCAGCCGCCTCAATCGCTTCTTTCGCTAGGTGCTTAAGAGGCCCGACCGGACCAACATTACCGAATGTTTTCTCGGACCATTCAGCGTGCTGTGAGCGGATGATGTCTCTCATCTGCGCCAGTGCGCCGGTTGCATAGTTTTTATCTGTCATGCTGCTGCCTCCTGGGTTGAGTGATTTGGTTAATAGAGCCATTCTCTTTTCTCATATTCTCTAAGCCACCCCTTGGCCCAACGGTATGCCGTTTGAATTCCGTGAGTTCTTTTGTCATCAGCGAAAAGCTTTCGCCTTTCCCAGTAATTCCAGCGCTTAGTTTTTATTCGCCCAGGTATTGAGAAAATTGATATTGATTGGATCAGCGTCAGCCTCATGCCGCACACTCCATTTGACGTTTACGCAATTTCTCGTAATGACGCGCCCGCCGCGTAAAGATGGCCTTTACCCGCTTCAGGTAGTCGATGGTGAATTTCCGGACGGTATTGTCATGCTCGATTCGCTCAACCCTTTGCAGGCCAAACTTATCGATGAGGTTGATGCGGTATGGAATTGGATTTCCTGAAAGGTCGCGATTACAGTGAACGCAACTGGCGTTGTTGTTGAAAACATTGAAGCGTAGCCATGGTGCTGCACCACGTGACCGGTAGTGACTGGCGTCTACCGCCCCGCCTCTTACGCCGTAATTCAGTTGCCTTCCGCATGAGATGCAGGGTTTTCCATAGTCACGCCAGAATATGAATTTATTAACCGCCGCCTGAGCCTCTCTGTTCCATTCCGGCTTACCCTTAAGCTTCTCTCTTCTCTCTCTCAAATCGTCGCGCTGTAACTTCTCCTGCTTTCGTATTTTACGCGCCTGCTTCTCAGCTTCCTGCTGACGTGAAAACGCCAGACCGCATTGCCAGTCAGAGCAGACTTTTTGAGTGGATGACCAGGGGAGGTATTCAGTTGAGCAGATGGGGCATTTCTTTGGCTTCGGTTGTTTTGGCTTAATCGCCTTCGCCATCTTCCCTCCTCACTATTTCAATAACTTCATAGCCGTTAAGCTCGTAGAATGCGCAGCAGTCGCTACAGCACCATGTCTCGTCAACACTTAGCGGTAGTCCACAATCAGCACAGATGCTTTCAGCTTCCATTGCCCACCTCCTTTTGCTCGTCAAACCACATCAGGAACAATAAGCAGCACACTGCGTGCGCCAGGTGGGGTAAGTTGCTTTCACTGTCGTTTGACTCTCCCGACCACCAGGCAGTGATGTGACGAATCGACGCATCGAAATAACGCTGTCTGGCATCAGGCACTGTTTTCCAGTTGTCTACTGCGTACTTGGCTACCCCAAATTCAAGAACGGACACGACAGTTTTAATGGCATTTAACGGCAGCAGGCTAAACCTCCATTTCCCCGAGTCATGCTTAGTTGTCATATTCGGCTCCACATAGGGTTCTGCCAGCGCCGGCTCGGGCGAGGCTCAGTTTTCTCTTCGGGCAATAAAGCGCTTACCGTCCATGACTTGTAGTCAGCGGCAAGATGCTTTTCGACTTTGATATTGAGGGATTGATACTTGCGGATTAGTTCGTTGGCTTCTTCGGTGGTGCAGTCAGGCTGATGGTGCCAGCTCATTTTCATGGCCTTTCCTCCCTGCACTTTCACCCCACGCGCCACGGTGAACCATGAGGACGCCATTGACGATTGCGTGAAATCTGGCTTCTTTGTCGCGATGGTACTTTCTGATTGTGGTGCGGTTAGACTTGAGAATCCTTGCCAGTTCTGCCTGATTGCCGCGCGTCTTTATCAATAATTCGGGGATTGTCTGGATGTTTACATTCATGCTGCACTCCTTCGTTCTAATTACCGGTTCGCACGATCAACTGACGTACCGCTTAATCATGGCGCGGCAGGCGCTCTCGCTCAGGCCTGTTCGCTGCCGGATGACATTCCATGTAAGCCCCATGCTGCGAAGCTTCAGGATTCTGTTGGCTTCTTCCTGCGTGTGTTTGGTGTACTTGCCAAGTCTCATGCTGCACTCCCGAACCGCGTTGCCCATTCTGCTGCCTGAGCTGATTCATCACTGAATTTGACGTTGTGCTCTGCACCAAAGGCATGCATGAGCGTGATTAAATCCTTCATTTCACTGACACCCATCTTGCTGGTTGACTGCCCCAGCACCACAAAGCCACCGTCGATACCAGGAACTGTTTCCTGCTTCTTAAGTGCGGAGGTAAATACGTTCTTCCAGCTTTGAGTGTCCATTTTTCGCCCATACCAGATAACCTGCCGGGAGATGTCGTTTAAACAACTCCAAAGCATGCGGTTTTGCGCAAGGCTTCTGGTGTCTTCCTGGATGATTATTTGCAGTGGCTTTGCGGGGTTGATGGGCAGTTGCTGAATGGCGGTAATGCAGTTTTGTCGGATGTTGGTGTCACGCAGCAGGAACGTCATTTTCTCCATCAGCTTCACCTTTAACCAGTGTAAGTTTCGGCCTGTAATCAGACAGGGTAATTGTCATTTTCTTCTGCTCAAACTCATGGATGTATTCGGTTTTATCCCCTGCATCCATAAATCCCATTACATAACTGAGCATGTAATTAAGAGGGTCTACACCTGAGCGGTGCATCATGTCGATTGCCTGCTCCATTTTTTCATATGCTTTGCTTGCTCTAGCCATTACTCATCTCCTTTAACGGTTATCCCGGAAATCAGTGGTGTCCATCCATCGACCTTTGCAAAGAAGAGCATTTCCTCTTCTCCCCCTTTGAAATCATCTGGACTGACTGCGCTTCCGTGATGTGTCATGTAGGCAACAGCTTTCCCCGCCTTCCTGCTGGCCTGCCATGCTGACCACGCAATATTGTGTAGGCGGTGGCGTTCAATCATCGTCATTGGTGCGACCTTGTCCAGCCATTCGTTCTTGAACCATGCCTCAAACTCTTCTCTGCTCTTATCCACGCTTACCTCCCACCCATCGCCAAATAAAAAGGCCAACAATCAATGCTGGCCCTGTCGTTAACTCTGTTATGTAAAGTGGTAGCATCACTCCCCCTTCATTGGCGGCTCTGACAGCGGCTTCCAGTGAGTTACCGGTCGCAGCGTATCCAGCGCGTGTTTCGTTCCACTACAACGCTGCCAGTCATTGTCAGGCCAAAATCCCCGCCAGCGCCATACGCCTACGTCGTGACCATCGCTGACCTGCACTGCCTGGCCGCGTTCTGGTGATTTTTCGCTACAGCTAATCCAGTTGCTCATCACTCCCCCTCATTCATCAGGTTTAGCGCCTCGCGCAGCGCAGCATTCATGGCGTCATCCACACATTCATAATCTGCAAGCCTTACTATTGCTGAGTCGCAGCCTCTTCCGCCGTGAGTTGGATAAGTCGCAGCGGCGCAATCGCCGAACGTAAGTAGGGGTTTGTTAATTGAAACGGTAATGCCATGCTTCACCGCCAGCTGACGAATTTCTTCATCGCTCATTTTGCTGTAATCAGTCACGATGCTCTCCTTTCTGCTTAATGACGGGTACGGGTGGGGCGGTGTACAAAGGGTTTACATAATGCCTGGTGGCGGTTGATGAGATTTTCCCGCCACACTCGAACAAACCATCTTCATAACCGAAAGCCACTGGTTCCGCAGTAAGCGCTGCAAGGGCGATGTTCATCAGCTCAACCATGTATTGCTTTCCATCTGCACACTTCCATCGCTTAACTTCAATCATCGCCAGCCCAATCAGGTCTTCCCGCTCCTGCTCACTCAGTACAGGCATGCTATATTCACTCATTGGTAGCTCCTTCTGATTCCTGCTGCTCAATCGCTGCAATCAGCAACAAAACGTTCTCCGGGTTCGCTGTTGCGATAAATATCGCATCGCGTTTCTCTGCCACGTTTGCCAGCACATCTTCTTTTCCACCGAGTGAGAAAGGGCTATTGGTGATGCCGTTAAATAGCATTGATGTCCTGCGCCACTCACCAGGCGTTGCGTTCTGCGCTGCGGATTTAATTTGCTGCAACAACTCTGCTGTTAGCTTCTTCATTGCCCTTCCCCTTGCTTAGCTGGCTAGACCTATATGCCAGTGAACGCATAACGAGCTGCTCCAGTTTTCTTGATAATTCCGCTATCAACTCCATCCCTAATAACGCGCCCTGCACGGATATAGCTTGCTGAATCAACGCTGTCATCACCGAAGTAATCTGTTATTGCCTCCGCTACGTCTGCTCTGCGGAACTTGGTACCCTTCAATGAGATAAGTTTTTCAATTCTTGGATCTGTCATGATTTCATCTGCCCGGACTTAAACTGAGACTTCAAGGGTAGATAAATACACCGATGAACGAACGGGATAAATTCTGCGAAGAAGTTATTATCCGTGGCCTGCCGGTAGCCTGTTACCTGGTCGACCATCGCCTCAAGACCATTCCTCGGCTGACGTGAAGGACTGACAACGTAGAGTCGGCAGAACTGAGAGACCAATTCATCCTCTTCGAGGCAGAGTTCAAGAACGTGGTAAAAGGCCGGGTCTGCTAGTAAGTCCATCATGATGCTTCGGGGTAATCCCTGAATTGCTGTCATACTCCTGCTCCTGTTTCAATGCCTGACTTCCAGAAGAAATATGCGCTGTCCACCGAAGGGTCTGCGTAACCGAGGTATGTGCGACTCATGCTGTGTTTGTTGCCGTGTACACTCCGGTACAGGCGCTCAAATCTGATTCGTAGAGCGTCCATCATGACCTCCGGGGAAGATTGAGTTTTTTACGAATTTCGGCCAAGTGGTTCAGCGCCTTTTCGTTTCCTGTGGGGCAATGAAGATGCGGCAGTTGTGGTCTCGGTTCCGGGATAGATTCCCCTGCCTCGATACGGCGTGACATTTTCCGCAGTTCGTCAACACAACGCTTTCTGACTTCGCTGTCACTTAGGTTGAAAGATCGCATCTGGTTGTAGACGGCGGTGATCATGTGGAAGCACGGCGCGCTTTTCCACGGGTATTTCTCGCTACTGTCGTACATGCCACGGTCTCGGCAGTACAGTTTGAACATGCTGTAAAGCTCATCTTCATCAGGCAGGCCATAGGCGCGGTGCTCACCCTGCTTACACCAATCGATAAACTGACCAGGCGATGGCAGGAACGGTGAGCCACTGGCGCGGGCCAGCTTCATGCCTGCCGATAGCTGCTGTTTGTTATGAATGCCGTTCTCTGCAAACGCGGCGATCCACTGGCGCTTTGCTGAGGCTTCGTCATTCGGGTTGCGCCATGCAGTGCTTACCGACGCCGGGAATACCTGCTTCAGGTTTGAAAACAGGGCGTCTACCAGGCGCTCAACGTCTTCATGCACTCCACGTTCAACCGGGCGCGGACAATCACCTGCGATGCGAGCCAGTGCGCCTGAATCACGATTCTGAACTGCTGATACAAGATTTCTCATAGGAATTCATTCTCCCAGGCTTCGCGGCTGTTCCAGTGCGGTTTTTTTTCGTCAGTTGGTGCCTTACGGGCTGGATACTTTGGCTTGAATAGCCCCTGGTAACCGTTGGCAATGCTTGTGTTAATCACTTCAGCTGGATTGTGACCTTCGTCAAAACATTCTTTCAGGAGGTTGAAGGCCTTGGTGACAGTGATCGCTGTTTTGATTGGCTTACGGGACTGGCTCCGGTACTGAACCCATTCAGACCAGGCATTGCTGTCGAGCCACTCAGGAATATCTATCGATAGAGGGTCACACCCATTCGATTCCCCCTTGGGGGATTTAGGGGGTTTTAATTTTTTATCTGTCTTTGGAAGAATGTCTTTGGTGTTCCCCGCTTTCAGGGATGGCGCTCCCTGATTCTGGGGATGGTTATACCTGTTTTCGGGGATGGTTATGGTTTCACTTTTTTTAGGGGTAGCTGCCACAGACGCCGGCTTCTCGTAAGTCCATTTTTTCAAATCTGTATTGATGCCGATATAGCGTGTCTGCCCTATGCGTCTCAGGGTCAGTATCTGACGCTCTGCAAGGTTGTTCACTGCTTCCGATGAGTGCTTAACACTCAAGTTGGTTTTGTCAGCAATGAGGCTATTCGTTATCCGGTCCTCTTTTTTCGACCATCCATATGTCAGGCGGATAATTGAATTCAGGACGCGGAATTCACGCCCAGATAATTCAACTTTGCAGAGTGCATCCTGAATCTGATTTGCCAGCCGCAGATAGCCGTTTTCAAGGTCGGCCACTTGACCTCCTGACTTATCTGATATGAATTGCTTGTTAACGAAGTCGACGCGCATGAGGTTAGAATTCATCTAATTCCTCCGGCAGTAACAGTGTGAAATTATTATCTACGAAAACTACAGCGCCCCCGTTTCGGGTAAGGTGCTTAACCACCTCAGCACCAAAGGTTGCAAGCCTTGCGTAGGTCTCATGCTCACCACCGTAAAACGAAATACCTAAGTCATTCATCACAGATGTTTTATCTAACCTCCCAAACTTCTCGAAGGAGATAAGGTTATATTTGTCTGTGAGATCATTAACGGTGATAGCACTCCCGTCAGGGATGACAGAGGTACATATTTGGATGATTCTCTCGACAGGGCATTGGAAAAACTCCCTGTCTTCATTGATTCGATATCGTGCAAGTTGACGATGAATTTCTTTCTCATGAGCATTCGGATCGTCGGATATAAAGCTTCTTACTACTTTAAACTTCGTTGGAACTCCTGTAGTTCCAGAAAGCTCTTTTGCGCGCTTTTCTGGATGCGTAGTCGTAAGCCCAATCTTAAATATTCCGGGCATTGAGGGGTTAGATAACACATACACCCATCCCTTTGGTTGAAAGCTATCTGGGAAAGGCATTTCATCGCTTATAGGTGGCTCTTGAAGCCAATTCTCAATCTGTGTCATAATTACCCCTGTGAATTGATCCAGTCTTTTCGCATCAGGCCTCGAAGCTGTTGACGCAGCTCGGGGCTTTTTCTTTTGGTGACATCGCGTTTATCGTGTCCTGCACCAGTCGCCCGACAGGGCTTACTTCCCATGCCAATCTTGCCGTGCAGATAACAGCCGCAATAAACCGCCAGTCAGCACGGCTTATCTTCGATTCGTGACAGCCAACATTCTTGGCGAATTCCCTTCCTGTTAAAGCCGATACCGCCAGAAGCAGATCGGTTTCTGTGCGGTCGATTTCACGCTGTGATGGTTTGCTGTAATTTGCTGATTCCATAATGAATACTTGTCCTTAATGAATAGTTAGTTACGTGTGTGCACCGTGGGGTGCCACATTGTTTGGTAGGGACGAAGCATCCCTGGTTAAGTTGTATAAAGAGCGGTGGTGCTTATGCTGCTAACGATTGTTTTTTGCTGATTTCTAAGATCTGTGTGGCAGTGAACCGGCCTTCGGATGCTTTTGCGATCAGTTCTGCGTAATTCGTTTCCCCAGTAAAATCAGTTCGGGGAAGAGTTCCGCGTTCAATCCATTTGTAAATGGCCTTCGGCGTGCGACCGCAAGCGTTAGCAACCACCGAGACTTTTACTAACTTGATAACGTCTCCAAGAGCAGGTGTTTGCATAATGAATACTCCATTAATGAACTCAAAGTACATTATATGCAGGAACTGAAAGTACAATCAAGTGCGGATACTATTGAACTTATGGTTCAAGAAGAAAAAGTGCGTAAAAACTTCTCCCTCAGGCTGGCACTGGCTTGTGAAATGGCGGGATTAGCAAGTCATGGGCAACAGATAAGGATCGCTAAGGCTATGGGGGTGACTCCAAAGGCCGTGAGCAAATGGTTCAATTCTGAGTCCATGCCTCGTCGTGGAAAAATGTATGAGCTTGCAGAATATCTCGGAACGACAGTATCTTTCCTTGTGGGAGATACTACTGAGGATGGGATTGTGCGTGACTCATTGAAAAAGAAAGATAGTTATTTTCGCGTTGATGTTTTTGATATCCAGGCCAGTGCAGGAAGTGGTGTCATGGTCAGGGATGAGTTCGTAGAGACAATTAAATCTATCGAATATTCTAATGAGGAGGCACAACTCATTTTTCATGGGCGCCCAGCCGAAAGCATCAAAATGATTGCTGTTAATGGCGACTCAATGTCAGGTACTTTCGAGCCACGTGATCAGATCTTTGTTGATGTGGGAGTGGATTTTTTTGATGGTGACGGCATCTACATTTTTACCATTGAAGATAAACTCTACATCAAACGACTTCAGCTGCAGTTTGACCGGCTAGCCATCATTTCCGACAATAAAAAATATGAAACTTGGCATATGGATAAAGAGAAGATCAGCATGATACGTATCATCGCGAAAGTCTTAGTTAGCCAGTCAAGAGCCTACAAATTTCACAGTTAAAGCCCAGTGGCCGGAAGAGACGTTCAGTTAGAAAGTAAACAGGTGAATTATGGATGATGCAGATTTAGCACAAGCACGCGAAGAAGCACATTTGTCCGCTTCTATGTCAGCACGCGTTCCACGATTAGTGAGCAGAGATGGCAAGTGCATCTGGTGCGAAGATGAGCCGGTAGTTGCTGATACAGCGTTCTGCTCTGCTGAATGTGGAGAGGATTACCATAAGCATAAGCGTGAGATGAAGCAGCGTATTGCTGGCGAGTAGTGGCCTGAAGAGACGCTCAGGTGAGGTTACAGGGATTATTATTGTTAAAGAAAACTTGGAGTCGCAATGACGGGTTTCGAAAAAATCACTTTCGTCATACCATTCGATAATGATGGCGAACTTGTTAAGCCGGTAACATCATTCAAGGCCAGCTCACTCCCTGGGGACTTAAAAATCAATTTCAGGATTGGTTTTGTTGGTCTGAAGCCAAAGCATCGCTACCATATTAATATTTTCATTAACCCTATACATCTTAATATAAAAGTTGGTGAAAACGCCCAACTCCAGAGCCCATTCAGCGAGTCGGCAAAGATGTTTATAGATACTCCTGATTCTAAAGGTGAAGAAAGTATTGATGGACAGTTAAATGTTGAAATGGGGAAGGTTATTGTTACAGCCCGAGGTATTTATGAGGTTAAGTCTGTACTAACAGATAGCGATGCAGAAGACAGCCAACTTCATGTTTTAACAACTTTCTTCTCAGTTGATAGCGAATGAAAGATAAATCTAATGATGGCAACATGTTTGTTGCAAAGGGACTTGAAAGGGCAACCTTGAAGTTAGTTGCCGGAACTGATTTAAAAGCTGGATTTGAAAATCATAGTAGAAGGCCATATGATGGCATCAAAGATGAAAAAGTAACCGAGGATCGAATGTCAGATATCTCCCGAAGCGAACTCCAGGCACTTCTTAAGGCTAATAAAGCCGAAGTGGATGCCGTTGCTTCCGCCATGAAGACGGAGATGGCTAATTGGCGCGAAGTTATGCGGTCTGATCTCAAGGAGATGAGGTCAGCAGTTGAGCGCCAGTCGGACAAGTTAGATCACAATTTTTCATCTCAACAGGTAAAACTTGATGCATCCATACAGATACAAACTGCAAAATTAGAAAAAACTGTATCCGATACAAAAATTGACATCATAAGATGGGTGCTTGGAATACCAGCTCTGGCTTTTACTTTATGGAAGATTTACGAAGCCATAGCTAATTAGCCTAACCCGGCCACCGCGCCGGGTTTTTGTGCCTGCTGGCCGATAACGCTTGTTAGATCTCAAAAATCGATTCATTAAAAAAATTGTCAGTTCCATAGTTAGCAGCTACCTTTACTTTGTCTACATCTGGAGTTACATATACCCAATCCTGATGTGGCGTAATGAATTGGCATTCATTTCACCCGCTCAGCTCACCATGAGCGGGTTTTTTTTAATAAATTACATGTTGCCACTTCGAATTAAAGCTACTCGCTGCCTGTCCGTGCTGCCCTATACAGCCGAATATCAATCCCGCTACTTGCCGGTACATTAATCAGATTACCTTTCATCAGTACCATCTCACCGCCATCACTCAGTTTTGTTTGCGATGAAACATGCGAAGGATAACTACATTTCGCCCGGGTTGGTTCAAGCCCCCCAACTCTGTACGCAACTCTCACCCACCACCTGCACTAAATCCCTTCCCTTGCACTTTTTCGATACTCCTGCGTCCAAGGAGCAGCGCTTAATGCGCTTGAATTGGGCTTGGTGAAAAATAAATTACCTTTAAAGTCATGAGGATGAACCAAAATCGAGAAAACACACACCGACATTGTACTTTTGGTACTTGATATTCATGAACCAATAGTACATTATCTTTCCATCAGCACGACGCAGCCCACCGCAAAGTGCAAGCTCTTTAACAATCAGGAATGGGGATGATTCGTCCCCGCCAAAGTGCAGTTGGCTTTGGGAAAGAGAGAGGTGGAGCTTACGGCGCGAGTTTACCGTCGGACCTGAGAAGCCTCTTAAATTCGGAAACGTCACGGGTTCCGGCTCTTTCACCCAAGCCAATTACCGGAGGTATTTATGAAGGCACGCGAAATCAAAAAGCTGCGTCGAGCCAAAGAGTATCGCTCCAAGAACGCCGCAGAGAATCGTTTTGAGCAGAAGCTTTTAACAGCAATGTCTGGCTGCAGCAATCGAGTACTTAAAGCAGTAGCGAGTCCGAGTGTTCGCGAAGTGAAAGAGGTTGAGTTTGTTACTCGGGAGAATCCTGAGTACCGGAAGGTGAAGACCCCTTACGGCCAGCTTACTAACGCCAGGCAGAAAATGCGCGGGTGCTGCATTCCACTTATATGAGGTGAGATTGTCATGGAGAGTATAGGTAAATTAGTAGTATCGGTTAGCTTCGATACTACTGAATTAAGAAATCAGATTAATGATTTAAGGCAGTTACTTAATTCATCGCTTGAATGCTTTCCTGACTATATCGTTGAGATGATTCTGCGCAGTCTTCCTGCTGTGCTCGAGGATATCGTCCTGTGTAATAACTCTCCCGCAACCGGCACAGGCCTTGATATTGTTCATAGTGTGAGGTTTGGCACGAAATACGAAAGACTCGCTGCCGCAATCAGGGCAAGAAAACTGAGCACGGATACTCTCTGACATAAACCATCCTTTTCGAATGACTGTGGACTCAGAAACATATCAGTTTCCTTTGACTGTGGAAAGCAGGGAAATCACGCGCCGGGCGTGGCTAAATATCCCGGCACACACATCATAAAGGTCGCGAAAGCGGCCTTTTAATTAACAGCGGCGCTGCCGCACAGGATGAACATGCAGGGTTAGTACATACCAGAGTGCTTGCGTGACCTGCCAAAGGTTAGAAGGAAGCCAAGAAACCAGGCTATCAGAGAGGGAAAAGCCGAAATCATCAACGAGGCGATTGTGTTGATGCGGGATGAGCTACGCAAGACAAAACTTGGTGGCCTGCCAATTCAGTGGGAGCGCGGTTACTTGGCTGCGATATCAAAGCTTGAACAGCTGCGGGACGAAATCAAATGAACTTTCCGGAATTTCCGGATTGTTCGATAACAGCGGCGCTGCCGCAGGAGTGAGAGATGAGTAAACGACTGGAGATTTTGAAAGCCTCTCTCGCAAAGAAAGAGGCGCGATTCGATGAGCGATTAAAGAATCACTTCGACACTGTAGCTCAGGCAAATGGACAGCCGCTAAACGACAAGCGCAATGGGTGCAAGACACTGAATAAGTGGGATAAGCAAAGTGACGCACTGCGAGCTCTACAGGACAGCATTCAGCGCACAAGGGATGCCATTGAGCGAGAGGAAAATAAAATTGCTAATGCTAGCTTGGTAAATTTGCCGTCATACATCCAGCAGGCGATCGATGATGGGCTCATAACTCAGTGGCGCAAATTCCCGCGCTTCTTCTTTGTAGTTGGCGTAAGTGGTGCGCGTATCGTTCTCGATGAGAATACCGGAGTTATAGGTTATCGCTACCTGAGCAAAGTTTTAAAGGACGAGTACCCCACATTTCGGGATGTATTCAACCGGCTGAACAAGCAATGCCGTGAATCACATCAGGCTGCCACATGGCGGCCTTTTTATTGAATGCTGAACAGTTGAGGAGATGGATATGAGCAAAGAAACAGGTGGGCCAGCGTTCCCCTATGAGTATGACCACTACAACAATTCCGGTGGAACATCACGTGAAATTGAGCCCGGAATGACCTTACGGGACTACCTTGCGGCTAAAGCTTTGAATGGGATTCTTTCCGACCCTGATGCGGGCTTGCATGATGATGACCTTAACCGATACGCCGTCATTGCTTATAAGGCAGCTGACGCAATGTTAAAGGCACGCGGCCAATAACCGCATTAAGGAGATGAGAATGGAATGGATTAAGTGCAGCGACAGAATTCCTGAATCAGAAGATAACTCAGTTCTGGTTTACTCAGCGAGCGGAACGCCTGATGGGTTGGGATTTCCTGCTGGCGGCCTCGATATGGTTCACATTCAGGACTATTTTAACGACATAACAGATGGCATTGATAAGGATGGAAATCAACTTTACACAAAATGGTACTTTTCCCAGGGCATAACCCACTGGATGCCACTACCTGAGCCACCTGCTGGGTGACACCGCAGAGCTGATTCACTGAGTCGGCTCAACGATGTAACTCACATCATCCATGAGACCTTTTGCCGCTCAAGCCGAGCGGCTTTTTTATGCGCCATACCAAAGCGCCATTATTAAATGACGCTCCGTTATGCAAACCAATCAAATCATTCACCTGGAGCTACCTATGCAACACGCATTTGCCGGGGCTATCCCAATGGGTAGCTTCTGGCCTCACACGTCTCAGCTTTCCCGTTTAACTGAACGCCTGCGCCGCATCGGACGCTGGTTTATCAAGACTCTCAATGAGAAGGGAAAGCCATGAAACAAATAATCATCACCGCTCGTCGCATGGCTCGAATGGCTCTTGCGACAAATGACCAGGTTATGTGGGCTGCTGCTCACAGTCTTATAAAGGGGTGCTATCGATGAACGTATTTGCAAACTACGACCGAGCAGAGGCAATCAGAGATACTCGCGCCCTGCTTAAAGATAACCGTGATGAATGGGTAAGGGAAAAGGCTGATGAGATATCTAGCCGATTCCCTGAACTGGTAGATGACTTTGTCAGCGCTTTCACGCCGGGACGTTGCTGGATGATAGTTGCCGGCAATGAGATAGCTCAGGACGCTTATGCAGATTTTGTCGAAAAGGTCTGCCTCGCGGAAGCTGAGAAGATGGCAAAAGAGAATGAGTTTATTAATGGAAATTTCAGTGAGGTGGCGTGATGAATCAACAGCTGGTCAATCAAATCTATGAAATCGTCAACCCACTGAAAGTAGAGTTTGAGCAGGTATGCTCAGAGAAAACCGTCACCTTCAAGCGAGAGTCTGAATTTGCTATGCAGATTTTCGCTAACAATGACTATCTGGCAGGCGTTGCCGTTCAGAACTCAACATCTACCCGCAGCGCCATCATGAACGTGTCTGCTATCGGCGTGACATTAAACCCTGCACAAAAACTGGCTTATCTGGTTCCAAGGAAAGGAGCCATTTGCCTCGACATCAGCTACATGGGTTTGATGCACATTGCTCAGCAGTCCGGCGCTATCAAATGGTGCCAGTCTGCGATAGTACGTAAGAACGACAAGTTCATGCGTACCGGTATTGATGAAGCGCCCCGCCATGAATTCAACGAGTTCGACACTGAAGAGCAGCGAGGAGATATCGTTGGCGCTTACACCGTGGTTAAAACGGATGATGGTGACTACCTGACGCATACGATGCGGGCGGAGGCAATATTTTCAATCCGCGACCGCTCTGAGGCATGGAAGGCCTACAAAACTAAAGGCAAGGCTTGCCCGTGGGTTACAGACGAAGAGCAAATGATACTCAAAACCGTGGTAAAGCAGGCGGCAAAGTACTGGCCTCGCCGTGAGCGGCTCGACGCTGCCATTGACTACGTTAACACCGAGGGTGGTGAGGGGATTAATTTTAATCAGGAGCGCGGCATTGAAAAGGATATTTCACCAGCCGGCACGGCGACACTTCAGACTATAACTGATCTTCTCACTGCAATGGATAAGACTTGGGATGATGATTTGCTTCCTCTCTGCTCAAACATCTTTAAGCGCCCGATAAAGGCAGCAGCTGAGCTGACAGAGCCTGAAGCATTGAAGGCGTATGACTTCCTTAAAACAAAGGCAAAGGCGGCCGCATGACACCTGAAATCATTCTGGAGCGAACAGGGATTGACGTTCTCCACGTCGAGCAAGGAAGCGATGACTGGATGTCATTACGGCTCGGGGTTATCACAGCGTCGGAAGCGTCAAGGGTGATATCGAAGCCAAAAAGCGGCAAAACATGGTCGGACATGAAGCTGACCTACTTCTATACCCTACTGGGCGAAATATGTACCGGCTCATCACCAGAGGTTAATGCAAAGTCTCTGGCGTGGGGTAAGCAGAATGAAGAGGCAGCAAGGACGCTGTTTGAGTTCACTACCGGCGTTGATGTTACAGAAGCGCCAATCCTCTACAAAGACGAATCACTTCGCACGGCATGCTCACCAGACGGGATTTGCAGTAATGGGCTCGGGCTTGAGCTTAAGTGCCCTTTCACAACCGGCGTATTCATGAAGTTCCGGCTCGGCGGATTTGATGCCATCAAATCGGATTACATGGCACAGGTTCAGTACTCAATGTGGGTGGCAAACAAGGATGCCTGGTATTTTGCCAACTACGACCCGCGCATGCGCCGAGAAGGTATACACCACGTCATAGTCGAGCGCGACCCTGAGTTCATGGGCAAGTTCGACGATATGGTGCCGGAGTTTATTGAGAAGATGGACGAGGCGCTTGCAGAAGTCGGGTTTGCGTTTGGTGACCAATGGAGGTGATACGTGGCAGAACGCTGGCAGGAATACGAAGAAAGCTACATAAGGCAGGTATCCAACTATACCTATCCGCGTGAAATAGCGAAAAAATTAGACAGAAGTGAGCGGTCAGTTCTTACGAAAGCACGTCAGCTGGGCGTGAAGAAAATTAAAGGCATCAACCGCCGAAAGCCGAAAGGCAAATTCACATTAAGCAGGCACCGACACCTAATCCCCTACCCCGACAGATGGAGTCAGCAAATGCTGGCTCTTTTTTTTACCCACTCCAACGAGCAGATAGCTGAACTGACCGGTCTCTCCATTGATGAAGTCGGTGACAGAAGGCTGCTTGAGAATCTCAGGCGCAACGGCTGGCTACACAAAGAGCCATGAGTGCTCGTTCAAAATAAATAACGGAGCTATGAGATGAGTATTACACGCTACGAAGATGAGGTATACGGACCAAGCTCTTACGACTTCGAAAAAAACGAGTCAGGTTCGTGGGTTAAATACGAAGACCACGCAGCAGAGGTCGCCAGGCTGAATGAGCAGGTGCAGGCGCTGGCGGCTGAGAACTCCATTCTAGACTTCATCATATCCGCAGTTAAAGAGGTAGCGCGCGATAGCGAAGGCGTTACTGGATGGCATCTTAACGGCGATGTAGCAACCTGGGATGAAGTTCTCCCTGAGCTTGACCATAGTGAAACACTAGCCACCGACGCCGCCATCCGTGAAATTGGTGCTAAGGCGATAGAGGGGTTTGCCGACGACTGGCAAGGGGAAGACTCACACAGTGCCATTTCAGAAATGGCTCGCGGTTATGCAAACAAGTTACGCGCAGGTGAGGAGCAACCATCAGAAACTTAATCGAACACATAACCGACGAAGTGATTGAAAATGCATTCGCCGGAACTAACTTCGGACGCACAGATTTTCGGGTGATTCTGGCTGAAGTGATTCTGAAAACAAATTGCAGTTATCACTGCGGGCACACTGCCACATCGATCGCTGCTGGCTTGGGGCTTATAACATCAAGAAATCGCACCATATCGGGATTTGATGCAGGATGGAAATCTACCAAAGCAGGACATGAGTTCGCAATTGATGCCTACTACACCAACCGACCAGGGAGTGTTGTTCGCCAACTTAAGGACGCAGAGGCTCGCATTGCCGAGCTTACCGCCGACCTCGACAAAGAGTCAGAGATACGTCACCGCATTCATGAAGAGCTGAACGCTATTAAGGGTGAGCAGCAGCCGATTTATCAAGTCGAAGTTTTAGAGGGGCGGGTCGATTACTCCAAACCCGAATTCGATAAAATGATCGTGGGTGATTTTCCTTGCACCGGAAAGCGAGTTCTATTCACCCACCCAGCACCGGAAGTGCTGCCGGTGGTTGAGTTGACTGATTCTACCTTGGCCGAAGTAGTTCGTGCATGGAACCGTGCAGATTATCCAGCCAGTGCGTATCCGGCTATGCGTGAAGTACTTCGCGCCGCAGGTCTGGAGGTTAAATCATGAATGATATCGACCTGGCTTGGCTGAAAGATGAACTGGAAGAGTGGCAGGGTTTCTATGAACACCCTGCCGACAGAAAACAACATGCGTTCTTCACGGCATTGATCGGCGCGATTGAAGAACTGGAGGTGGCGCAGCGTGAGCGGGACAACGCACAATCCAGCCGCGACCTTCACTACAAAGTTAGCCAGGGGCTAAACGAACGGCTAATGGCGGCAGAGGCAGAGCTAAAGCGCCGGGATGCGCAGGAACCTGTGGCGTGGATTTCAGAGCGTAACTTAAATAATCTTGGGAAACAGTTCTCTGTTTACGTCAAGCATGAACCTGTCATGGTTCGCCCTGTTGCGCTGTACACGCACCCGGCAGTGCTGCCACCTGAGCTATCGGAGGAGTAATGACTAAACGAACCGCATGGCTGGCAGTGTTCATACTCTGCGCCCTGTTCTGGTCTCTCATCGCTTACATAATTATCTATTAGCACACTAACCACCCTCCCCGACTGACGGTATACTCCGATAAGGAGGACACCCATGTCTCATAACTTAGCAGCAAGAAGCAAAGAAGAACGCGAGCGAATTAACGTGGACTTAGCCGCGTCTGGTGTGGCATACAAAGAGCGGATGAATCTGCCGGTGCTGGCATTTGAGGTTCAGAATCAGCAGCCTGCACATCTGCAGGATTACTTTGTCGAGCGGCTGCAATTTTACCGTCAGGAGTCGTCTAAATATCCACGGGGAACTGACCCGGTTTACGCGAAGGAGGAGAAGTGATGAGTTTCGATTGCATTATTTTTAAGAGTAATCAAGATCCATTTATTCATGAAGTTAATTCTGAGTCGTCTGATTTTGATATTGTTTATCTTGACAGGGAAGTATATGAGTCGTTCAGCATAGAAAGAATAGAGGAAAAAGATCATGAAGACGGGCGAATTGCTTTATATCTCGTAGCAAACAAATCAGGCGTAGAACGAGAATTTATCATCGAGGCAATACGTAACTTAAAACCACGCCCGGTAAGACATTTCGATTGATTGGAAAGGAGGTTATCATGACGTGTGAAGCCTGCGAAAAACAACCGAAGGGAAGAAGGGACGCACCTTTACCTTGTATGAAGATTGATGCTTCAAAACCTGCTGTCAGCGCTCGATTCCATGGAAGAGGTACTGATGACACTCATTACGTTTGTCGCGAGTGCGGGCAAGAATGGATGCATGAAGCCGGCCGTGATGGCTATGGTTGGCTTACATGAAATCTTTAAAATTATAGAATATATAAACACTAATTAATAACCTCGCCGCGGCGGGGTTTTTTATTGCCTAAATTCAGGAGTTATCCATGCAAATCAATATCGGCGAAAAGTACGTAGTTACATCCGATAAGCTTCAGCTCATCCTCAAAGAGCGAAAGGTTAAAGGTAAAGACGCTGGCGACCGGGCTGGCGAAACATATCTCTCAACGGTTGGATTTTATCCGAAACTTTCTTACCTGATTAATGCTCTTTGTGAGCTTGAGGTTCGCCTGTCAGACGTTCAGTCATTACAGGCCATGCAGCAACATATCAGTAGAGTTGCTTTGCAGTGTGAGCAGGCATTTAAGGAGTCAGAACATGTGTGATATCGCAGACGAAGCATTTGAACGTGAAGAATGGGAACGTGAACTGGCGCTGAAGAACAGGAAGCTACCAGAGCCACCATCACCGGTATGCAAAAACGCGGACTGCGGCGAGCCGTCTCAGCCCGGCACCAGCTACTGTTGCCCGGAGTGCTGCGCTGACCATCAGCGAGAAATGTGGGCTATTCGCCAGCGGAGAGTTGCGTAATGGAGTGAAGGAGCATGACGCCAGAACAGAGTAATGCAATAAAAAGCATCGCCCGAGCAGCACTTAAAGAATACTTCAGCAAATCAAACACTCTCACCTATCGTCAGATTCTCGATAAGCACTCAACCAAGATAGCCACGCTAATCCCCGCAAAACATAGCGGTCGCGCATGGCTATGGTTGAACTGTGTTTGTCAGTCGATGGGTGGGAGAAAAGGAGATTAGAGCATGGCAGATAAATTATCGGAGTGGTTGCAGTCTGGCGAATACATGCCGACAGAGTTTAGGGATTTTCACGCTCAGAAAGACCTGTTTAAGGCAATGCATAACACCATCCATAGCGCCAATGAAAATGGCAATCCTCGTGATGGTCATATCTACGTGGTCGATACGTTTCTCTGGTATATGGCTAGATGTGGTTACACCCTGCAAAAGAGCAGAAAGAAATTACCTTTCATGGATGTGGAAGATGATATCCAGCGATATAAGAATGAAATTACTCATGCATTTCAGTCCATGCTAAAGGGATGATCATCCTTCCCCACCTTCTCATCGCAATAGCATTCGTAATCATCATCACCGGCTTATTCGCCAGACGATAAACAGAGGTCAATATGGAAAATGTAATCCAGCTCGTTCCGAGTGATTGGGTAACTGAAGATTTGCTGATCGCAACCACCGGCCTACGCCCGGGCACCATTAAGAGAGCTCGTGAAAATGCCTGGCTCCAGGGGCGTGAATACCTGCTGTTCTCACCGGTTGGCGAGCCTAAGCCCAACAGCGAGTGCATGTATAATAGGAAGGCTATCGATTTATGGATTGGTCAGCAGGCAAAGAAACAGCCTGGTGCTTTACAAAGGAAAACAGCATAACCTGACCAGCCTTATTGGACTATGGAGGTTTAAATGAAGGTGAATTATCCGACAGGAGTGGAAAACCATGGAGGGTTTCTGCGTATCTGGTTCATGTACCAGGGGCAAAGGGTTCGTGAAGGGTTGGGCGTATCTGATACGCCCAAAAACAGAAAGGCGGCTGGTGAGTTGCGGGCTAATGTGGCTTATTCGATTAAGGTAGGCACCTTCGACTACGCCAGGCAGTTTCCGAACTCATCGAATCTAAGCCGTTTTGGTGTTTCTCGCCTGGATTTAACGGTGGGAGAGCTCGCTAAAAAATGGCTTGCGATTAAGGAAACTGAGATATCAAAAAACTCCCACGGTTCATACACGACGCGTGTAAACACATCCATCTCTCTGCTCGGCGCTAATAAGATGGTTTCAGGCCTTAGAGCTGAGACTATGCAGGCACTCAGGACGAACCTGCTGAAAGGAAGTTTCACCCAAGGGCGTAATAATGCCGTCACTAAAACCGGGCGGTCGGTGGCCTATGTGAACACATGTATGACAGATCTCTATTCAATGATGAAGTTCGCTCACGATAACGGATATATAGAGCGCAACCCAATGTCAGCATTGGGAAGGCTTAAGAAAGACAAAAAGAAACCAGATCCGGTTGACCGAGATGAATTCCACAGGCTTGTTTCCGCAATGAAAACGCGACAGCTCAGAAACCTGTGGTCACTGGCTGTTTACACAGGACTTCGGCACGGTGAGTTATGCGCGCTTGCATGGGAAGACATAGACCTGAAGAAGTGGACGATTAGCGTTAATCGCAATCTGACAAAGAATGGCGATTTTACTCCACCCAAAACTGACTCGGGATTCAGGACCGTTTATCTGATTGAGGCTGCTCGTGATGTCCTTCGTGACCAAATGGAACTGACGAGGATGAGGAAGAGCACTTCAGTCTCAATTGCTGGCAGGGAGTACGGCAAGTCGGAAAAGGAAGAGTTAACATTTATCTTCAATCCTAAGGTGAATGCCGTAAACCATTCCAGCAACAATTATTACGCAGTAACGTCGATATCCCAAACATGGAGAGCGGCCATGATTAAAGCCGGCTTGCGACTTCGCAAAGCATATCAATCCCGACACACATATGCATGCTGGTCTCTGTCAGCCGGAGCTAACCCTAATTTCATAGCAAGCCAGATGGGGCACGCTAACGCACAGATGGTTTATCAGGTTTATGGTACGTGGATGACTGAAAATGATGACGCGCAATTGAGCCTGATGAACTCAAAACTGAACGAGTTTGCCCCACTGATGCCCCAAAGTCATACAGGATAA